CAAACTATACATTAACATATAGCGAAGGAGTAGAAGGGTGGCCATCCTTCTATTCCTTTTATCCTGACATGATGATCGGGATGAACAATTACTTCTATTCATTTAAGGGAGGTAACTTGTATCGTCATAATGTAAACGAGACTAGGAATAACTTCTATGGTCAGCAGTTTAATTCTACGATTCAGAGTGTGTTTAATGATGCTCCTCTTGATAATAAGATATTCAAGACCTTAAACTTAGAGGGTAATGAATCTTGGAAAGCAGAGGCTCAGACTGATATACAGACAAATGGATTAGTAGAAAAGCTTTGGTTCGAGAAGAAGGAGAACTCATGGTTTGCATTCATTAGAAGCACAGGTGGTATCCCTGCTAATGCATCTCAGTATCCAACAAGATCTGTTAATGGTATTGGTAGGAGTTCAACTATATCCGGTACAGGTACTGCTGTTCAGATCAACTTCTCTATATCACCTACCCTTGTTTCAATAGGCAGCATTATTAGTGTTGGAGATTACCTATATTATTCTTTACCACCTAGTTACAGTACTCCATTATTATTAGGAAGAGTTACAAATATCCAAGTAGACTATCCAAATAATCTAAATAGAATTACAGTTAACTCAACAATATCAGGGGCAACTATTCCTACTATTCAGAATCCTTACATAATGTACATTAAGAATGCCACTGCAGAATCTAATGGTCTACTTGGGCACTACTGCGTATTTACTCTTGAGAATAATGATACATTTAAAGTTGAGTTATTTGCAGTAGAATCTGATGTAATGAAAAGTTATCCTTGATTTTGAATATCTTTGTGTAAACGAGTGAACTTTAAGATATAAAATTATTATACTATGCCAATTTTAGCAACAATCGCAGCAGCTACAGCACTAGCTTCAACTGCATTTACAACAGGCAAGTCTTTTACTTTGGCTTCTAAGCAAAGAAAAATACAAAGAGAAGCTGAGTCTGATGCGGCAAAGGCTATGGCTGAAGCTCGTAAAAAACTAGAAGTAAACTTCTATGATAATCTATCTATTCTAAAAGAACCATATGAGCGTGAGCGTGAAGCATTAATTGCTGCAGGTGCTGCAGGTATTGGTGCTGCTCAAGAAGCTGATCCACGTGGAGCAGCTGCTACAGCAGGAAGAATTCAGTTAGGTGTTCAGCAAGGTCAAAGAGAAATAGCAGGAGCTATGGGTCAGGAAATGCTTGGCCTCCAAAAGCTATCTGCAGATGAAGCATCAAGATTACGTGACATGAAAGTTGGCATTGATCTTGGTGAAGTAGAAGGAGCTCAGTTGAAAGCACGTGATGCACAAGAATCAGCTGCTGCATTTACTCAGCAAGGAATGCAAGGTATTCAAGACTTTGGTGAAAAAGCATACAAGATGGCTCCATTATTTGATAGCAAAAGTTTAAAGGGATTCCAATCTGAAATAGGTAATTTATCTTTTACACCTGAGGAGTTTACTAAATTTGGTAATGTCGCTGAACGTGGAGGATTAGGTCCTCAATTGGAAGGCCCATTTACAAACTTAGACTTTCAGACTGTAGGTAAATTTGACAGAATTCAATTCGAAAATTTTTTAAAGGCATTAACTAGACAACAGAAAGATATGCTGTCTAGAAATTTACTAAATCCTTTCAACCCATATTAATTAATAATGGCAGGTACATATTATAAATACGCAGAACGTGACGTTGATAGTCAGGTAAATTGGGCTCAGGTAGGAAAGGACCTGAGTGATATGCTTTTAAAAGAAACTGAGCTAAGAGAACAGAAGAAAGCTGAGATTGATAAACAGTCTAGAGAACTAGGTCAAAGATTAGAGAATCTTCCTACAGGAAATTCTGATGAGGTAAATGCATGGACTACTAATTTTGCATCTGATATGCAGTCTTATAGATTGCTTACTGATAAACTTTTAAAATCAGGTAATCTAAAACTAAAAGATTATAATCTGATAAGACAGAATACTCTTGATGGTACAACAAACGTACTTAATTTATCCAAAGAATTCCAAGCAGAGTTTGACGAGAAAATGAAGAGACGTATGGAAGACGTTTCATCAGAAGCAGAAACTCAAATGATGGCATTCTTAGAAGGGTTCTCAAACTTAGCAAAAACAAAACCTGTAATTAATGCTGCCACCGGTGCTGTGAGTTTAGCCAAAATGGAGAAGGGGCCTGATGGTGTATTAAGGATTAAAGAAGGTAATGACAGTACTGTAACTTCTGCTCAAGCTCGTGAAAGATTAAAGCTAAGAATCGATAAGTATAAACTTAATGATGCCCTTGCTAGTGAAGTTAAATTAATGGGTAAAGTTGTAGAGGAAGTTCAGACTGCTGCCGGTACAATTTATTCACAGGGTATGATTACTAAACTTAGTGATCCAACTCAAAGGAAAGGATTAAAACAAGAAGGTCAAGAAGCAGTTAATAACTATCTAGATATAGAAAATAAAATTATAGAATCTAAAACTTCTAATCCATTTCATGTTTCTTCAATCTTATTTGATTGGTCAGGTGGAGTAGATCCCAATACAAATACTCCTTATCAGATAACATTTGACAAGGATCTTGCAGCTACTAGCTCGCATTATATCCTTTGGGCTGAGCAGGATGGTGTTCTTCAACCTGACTTTGAATCAACAGATAATGGCAAGCTTCAGTATAATAATGCCAAAGAATATTCTAAGTTAAAATTCAGAAGTATGCTTGAGCAAAGCAAAGAGCTTAAGCCTACATCTCAACTATCAGATCAGAGACGAACTCCTACTTCAACTGATTATGAAAGACAAGACTTACAGACAAAGGCTGATAACTTTGGTAAGAATGTGGCTTTCTTAGTAGCAGGTAATGAAGCCCAAAAAAGATTAGCAGTAGATTATTTCAGAGGTATTCAAGGTATAAAAGGATTTGAGGTATTGGATAATGCTATTAATATTCTTAGAGGATCACAATCAATACCTTATGAATACAGAGGGTCAGCAATAGACTATGCTAGTTCTCTTATTTCTAATTTGAATAGAGATGTAGGTCTACCTGAGAATATGATTATGAATGCTGTCCAAAGATTCTTACCTAATCAAAATATTTCAAGAATAAAGCTTGGAAGAATTGAGAATCTAGCAGCAAGAGATTATAAACCTGAGGTAGCTAAATATAGTGTAGATAATGTAGTTATTTCAGAAGATAATCCTCAAGCTACAACAGCATATTTAAATGATAAATTTGGTAAATTAGGATTCTCATTTAGTGGTGGAACAGATGGGGCAACTGATGACTACATAATAGCTGTCAGTCCTACAGGTGCAGTTTCTCCTAGATTACAAATTGATGACTTGTCTAATTTGAGTGTAATTATTAAATTTATACAGGATAACTTTGACCCTAATTTAGCAGGGCAAATGTTTGAACCTCAAAATGAACAGCAGGGTAATACAGGACAACAGGGTGGACAACAAGGTGGTGCCCCAAGACCATAAAAAAAAATAAATACTTATGGATGAGAAATACATACTAGACCTGTATAATACTGTAGTAAAGAATGATCCATCTTTCAAGGTGGATGTATCCTTAGATTTATTCAGACAAAAAATGTCTGATCAGAATTATGCCAAAAAAATATATGGGTGGGTATCAGGTGTTGATCAAGAGTTTAAGAACAACAATCCTGAAGATCAGTTCATGAAACTCCTGTCAGGAGAAATGGCAGGGACTCCTATTGATAGAGAGATAAAAAAAAAAGACAATACGGCATCATCTTTGGAAGATGGTTTATTGGCATACAGGAGATTTAATCCTACCACAGGAAAGATTGAAGGAGAGGGACCTGAGACTGAGTCTGTCCAAGTAGTAGAACAGGAAGGCCCTGCACAGCAGCCTAGAGATTTAAATACAGGTGAGTACATTTTAAACTCAATGAATGCTGTTAGTAGGGGATTCTATAAGAACTTAATTGGTAATCCTATTAAAGGACTTGGTACCTTATTGGAGAAAGGTAATCCTTCTAGACTTTTTGGAGACTCCGGAAAGAGTCCTATCAGTGATTCTCTTATTGAATTCGGGACATGGTTTAATAATGCCATTGATGAAGTAGCTGAACAAGATGAAGAGTTCAAAGGAACATTAGTTGATCAGGGTTCACAGGCAATGGGTCAAGTACTTTCAACTGTTCTTACTGCAGGGCTTGGTGGTATGGCATCAAAAACTTTAGGAGGAGCTTCAGCAATACCTACACTTCAAACAGCTGCAACAACAGGTGCAGCTGCAGAGGTAGCAAAGGATGTTGCAACAGGAATCGTAAGTCTTCCGGGTATAAGCTCTGCATTAACAGTAGGTCAATCAGAGTTTGAAAGAGCTAAAGAAGCAGGTGCTACTGATGATCAGGCGTTTGAAGCATTCTATAAAAATGCAGGAACAGGATCTGTACTTGAAAGGGTTCCTGTAATGCAGTTCTTAAAAAGATTTAATAAGGCTACTCAAGGAGGTGTAGTAGATTATTTAGTGGCTAAAGGTAAGGCAGGTGTAACCGGTGGATTGGAAGAATTTAGTACTGAAATATTGCAACAAATATATGCCAACAAAACAGCTCAAGAAATTTACAATGTTAATCAAGATCTATTTGAAGGAGTAGCTGAATCAGGAGGTGTAGGATTTGGTGTTGGCTTCCTACTAAATGCTTTGGGTGCCAATGCTAGAATACTTAGAAAGAATGGTAAAGTAGCAGAAGCCAATACAATAGAACAACAGATATCTGAATTTGAGAAAAGAGCTGAAAAGGGGGGTAAATCAACATATAAGGTAAATGGATTTAGTATAACAGATCCGAAGATTATCAATGACATGATTGATAAGCTTAGTGGAGTTGATCTATCAAATTCAAATATTGAAATCATTAATGATCCTGAGCTTAATACCAAACTACAAAATAAGATAGTTGACGATTCACTTAAAGATCAAATAAGAAAAGCCAATCCTGATCTAAATAATGCAAGCGTTAATGCTATTGCAGGACTACAGAAAGAATTAAATAATTTAGAAGGTAATACAACTCAGGTCGCTAAGGATAGAGCAGCTGAGATTAGAACTAAGATAAAAGATATTCAGGCAAATCAACTGACAGAAGAACCAACAACATATAGAGTTGATGGTAAGGATGTGTCTGTAGATTATATTGATGAGCTGATAAAAACTAAAAGCAAGGAAGAACTTCTTGCTATGAATATTGAAATAAATAATGATCAAACAGGATTAGCAGAAAGACTACAGGCTGCAGGAGGAACTAAAGCTGCTGCTCCTACAGCAGAGACTCCAACCTCTCTTACAGAGGAGTTGGCACAATCTATTGCTGAAAAAAGAAAAGCAAGAATTACTGAGTTAGAAGATTTACTTGATTCAGATTTTGCAATAACTCAAGAAACAGGGAAAGGAAACCTATCATTTGATGAGAGACGAGAAATAAAACAAGAGTTACAAAAATTAAACGCAGAACAAGATGCCATTCAAGAGCAAGCAGCAGGTCAAGTACCTGTACAGTCAGGAACCGGAGTTAGCCAAGAAGTGGCGGAAGGAACACCCCAAGCAGAACCTCAAGGCGTTACCCAAGAAGGTCTCCAAGAAGAAATAGATAAGATTAATCAGGAAAGAGAAAAAGAGCTTAAGTCTTTTAGCGGCCCATTAACTCAACCTTATTTTATATTTGAAACAGATGGACCAACAGTAGAAGAATATATTAATAAAAAGTATGACGATAAGATAAATGAGTTAACATCTAAGTCTTCAACTCAAGAAGTCAAACCTAGAATATTAACAGAGAGCTTAGGTAGTGGTGTTGTTAAATATTCAAGCGTTGATGAGAACGGAAATGAGATTGGATCTGCAACTGTATCTGTTGTCGATGACAAAGTTATTGTCGATGATATATTCGTACAAGAAGAATCAAAGAGAAAGGGAGTAGCTACAAGTATCTTTGATAAGATAACAGAAGACTACAAAGGAAAGTCTTTCGATTATGTCGATGCCAATAATAGAGAATTTAGCAAGCCTTATCAGTTAGAGTTTGGTACTGTAGTATCAGATGAAGGATCTGCTTTTGTAGAATCTGTAAAAGAAAAAACAGAAAAGTTTAATGCAGATCAAAAAGGAGCAAGAGATGCTACAGAATTCAGCTTTGATAATCTATCAAGACAGCCACTAAAAGTATTAGAAGACAAGCTTGAAGAAATAAATAATAGTTTCCCTGCTGATCCTGATGTTGACAAAGCACAAACAGATGCACTCGCTGAACAAAGGAAAGCTGTTAAGGATGAGATTGAAAAAGCGAAGGCACAAATAAATACTGCGATTGAATCAGCTAAATCAAATCTTGGTAACAGACTACAAGGAGATGACTTAGATAATGCTATAGATTTGATCGATGAGCTTTCTGATAACAAGGCTGAGATAGATGAGGATGGTATGGTAACTGTTTACCATAGAACTACTCCTGATAAGAAAGCTGAGATTGAGAAGACAGGCAATATGAAGGGCCTTGAGGATGGGGTATTCTTTTCAACTAAAGAGACAGGTCAAGCAGAAGGTTACGGTGATGCAATTGTAAAACTAAAGATCCCTGTAGAACAATTAATTCTTGATGATACATTTGGAGATGAGGCCCATGTAAGAATACCTACAAAGAAAGCCGGTGAGGTAGTAAAAGTAAAAGACTACATACAAGCTGAACAAAAAGGAAAGTTAGAAGAAGTAGGTCAAGGATTAAATGAGACTGATCTTCCCGGATATGATAAGATGATGAATGCAATTAATGATATCATCTATCGAGCATCCAATAGAGCTGATTCAACTCCTGAAACAGTAATGGATGGGGTTATCAAATATCTTCAGACTAGATCTCAGGCTTATATAAATGCTACTGACGTTCAACGTGAGCAGATCATTCGTGATGTTCGTAAGCGATTTGGTAAACGTGAGAAGAAGGCACCGACAGCAGATAAGATCGTAGGTAAGACAAAGAAGAAGGAAGTTACTGCCGATGAAATGGCAGCTCTTAAAGATCAGATAAAGCTTGAAGAAAAAGCAGCACGTGAGGCTAAAAAAGATATTAACACTAAGCGTAAGATGATTGCGGATGCTATCAATAAGATGGCTGAAGGAGGAAAAGTTACTGCTAAGAAAGCTGAGGCAATGCTTAAGAGATTAAGCAAGCTCAATGTTGATAGTCCTGCTATGGTTAATAAGTTTATTGACTACGTATTCAATGTATTTCAAGATGCTGATTATGCATCTAAATTATCTACGGCAAAAAGTTTAAGATCTAAGATCAATAAAATATCTAAGAACAAAGACAAGCTTGCTAACCTAAGAGATCTAGGATCTAAGTTTATAAATATAGATCCGACTATGCTTAATGCTGATGAATTAGCTGAGTATAATAGCATAGCTGATAAGGTATTAAAATCAATACAGGGATCTACCTTAAAAGGTAAAGGCAAGTTGGCTGAAATTGTTGTTGAGTCAGATGTAAATAAATACATCGATGATGTTGTCAAGAAACAAAATCAGCAGAGGCTTGATGATGCAGTCAGTGAGATGAGTGAATTGATTGGAGTAGAATTAACTGAAGCAGAATACATTCAACTTATGGAAAGTCAGAATGTGGAGGAAGCTTTAGATAAAAAATACGACAAGGCAAAAATAAGATCATCAATTCAAAAAGCTTTTGATCTTTATTCAACCATGATCAAAGAATCCATTAAGACAGGAAAGGATTTGTTCAATGGCGATGCTGTTAATTACTCAGCGATTCAGAAAAGAATCTTGAATCAGTTTATTAATATGGATCTCAATTACCTTAATGATAAGGTACTATTAGAATCTGTAGATGCGTTAATGAACTTCATGAACAACGGATCTATTGCAAAGATGGATTCCATATTATCCAAGTATAATGGTGAGAAGAATATGGTTGAAGCTTTGAATGATGGAGTCAAGTCTAGACCTCTACAAAAGTTTTGGTCTAAAGGATTAGGTAAAGTTTTAGTAGAACAAACTGCAAACATAAACATTGTATTCGAAAGAATATTTGGTGGGTTTACAAAAGGTCAGAAGATGGAGGAGGCTATGGGTGTAGCTGACTTGGTTAATGGCAAAGCAAAAGGTCAGAAAGAATCAGAGAATATTGTAAATGAATATGTAAGTAAGTTCTTCGATAAGAAACCAAATAACAAATTATTTAACGAAGCTTCAAATAATATTGAAAGGGGCATGGGTGCATTCATGTCTCGAAATGTTAATGGTACTGATGCTGAAATTAAGACAGAGTTTGAAAGAAGAAAGAAATTAATATCTGATTCAATAACTGAACTAGAGAAAGGCAATGAACAGGAGGTAGAGAAGGCCAAGATTTATCAGGAGATATATGATAAGATCCTTGCTGATTCTAATACAATCGAGGATGTTCAATCCAAAATGGATAAGACTAACCTAGAGGCTGTTGAATTTTGGCAGGATAAATGGCGTGATAAATACGAGCAACTATATGATGTGGCTCTTAGTGTCTACAATAAAGTGCTAGATAAAGATACCGGATACACTACCGATAGATTCTCTAAGCTAAGTTCAGACAAGGATAAAAAGAGTGATCTTCTAAATGAAGACATGGCATTTATTGTTAATAGTGGAAACTCAAGTATCTATAAGAAAGAAACAGGGGTATTGATGACAGCTACTAAACCTAAAAAGTTGCCATCAAATGAGAAGGGTAAAACAAATAGATATGTTGATTTATCTTTTGATAGCAATAATGCTAACTCAATGTATGATGCTCTTGTTGATATCAATACTGCCGCAGCGATTAGACAGATAGATGCAGCGATGGAATCAGATGCATTCAGCAAGATCATGGATAATCAGAGAGATAAGACTCTTATTCAAAATAGAATACGTTTGTATGTTGCCAACATTAGAAACAAGAATCCATTCTCTAATGATGAGTTATCTAGATTTGGTAAAAGACTAAACAGAGTAGCAGCAATAAGTGTTGGCCAATCATTGGGTGGTGTGACTCAACCAATAAAGCAAACTATACCTATCGCTATAAATACTTTAATAAATGCAGGGTCATTGGATGTTAAATCAATATTTGATAAATCCAAGCAGTCATTTATTAATCGTTCAGGAAGAGCAATCGCTAACAGAGGTATTGAATCTCAGGCTCAGGTATCTACATTGAATAAAATGGTAGATGATATAGCCAAAAGCAAAGGAGAGAAAATGTTCAAAGCCATTGAGAAAGTTAATGATTGGTGGTTGAGAAATTTATTGGTGAAGTTTGACGTAGGTATTGCACGTGCTTCTTGGATGACATACTATGAACAGTCTCTTAAGAAGCAAGGTATTAATCCAAGTACTATTGATTGGAATACTCATGAAGTAAATGAGAAGGCGGCAAACTATGCACAGAGACAAGTCGATCGTCAGCAGAACGTATCTGATTCAGACATGGCCGGAGAGTTATTGTCAAGCAAGGATGCTAAGACACAGATCTTTGTGAAAATGTTGATGCCTTTCGCTTCATTTAGAATGAATCAATCTGCAAGACTTGGATCTGATATGTCTGTTCTATTGAATTGGAAAGAATCTGATTCTCAGGATTTGAAGATTGCTGCTAGATCAGTTGCAGGATTTGCTGCTGAAATGGCTACGTTTAGAATATTATCTGCAGGTATTTCAATACTACTTTATGATGCTGTTAGAGCTATAGTTGGAGGGGATGAAGATGAGGAGAAAAGACAGAAGAAGATTGATGCTATCATAAAAGGACAGTTGACTAGTACAGTATCTGATGTGTTATCTCCTTCACCATTGGTAGATCCATTAGTACAAGGAGGAACAGCATTTACTTTAGATAATCTACAGAATGCACTTGATATAGAAGATGAAGATCGTGTTTCAATATATGGATCAAATCCAAAAGATCTTTTGCAATCCTATGGTACTCTTGGTATGGGTGCTGATAGAGCACTACAACTAGTAGAGATGGGTCAGCTTATTGCAGGTCAGGGATTCAAAGATAATTTCAATAGAACTAAATATGTATCTGAAAGATATAGAGATGCACTAGAACTTCTATTTGTTCCTGCAATTATGTCAAACATTGGACTAGCACCTGCTGAAGTAAACAGCATAGTTAGATCAACGATCTCTGAAGCAAAGAGAAACTCATCTACAGTTGAGGGCGGCAAGACAAAACAAGATGAAGCTATTGAGAAGTTTGATGAGATCAATAAAGAAGCTGATAAATCAAAACAAGAGCAAGAGGATAGAAAAGAATTGAAAGCTCTTGAAGAATTGAAAGCAAGTGAATATGATTCAGATGTTATAAATGCAGTCAATGATAGGATCAGAGCTATACGAAATCCTGATGATAAAGACTTAGAGGAGAAGAAGAAGAAGAAGAAGGAAGAGAAAGAAAAACTTCTAGGTGAGTATGATAATATGACAGAGATGGAAAGATATGATCCTGAATTATTTGAGGAAAGATTTGGTGAGAACTCTGAGTATTACATGAAAAATAGAGGGGAAGTAGAAGCAGAAAAGAAACTTAACAAACTTCTTAAGCAGATGGAAGATGAAGAAAGAGGATACTCTAGTAGGAAAAAGAGAAGGTAATGGTTAGGTGAATCGGATATACTTTAAATCTTTCTGCTGATCAAAGTAAACCATCATCTCATTATCATTGGAGGCTCCCTCTCTTGGGGGCCTTCCTCCATATTTTACTTGACCAACAAGTGAGAATACTTTACCATATATTATCCCATCATCGCAAGACCATATCAGTACAGGGTTCAGTCTCTTATCAATAAGCTTTGATAGTTTGCTTAATGAAACCGGCAATGGGTATGCGGTCTTCATTGTCTTGAGTCTGCCCTTCACCTCAGCATAGGCTAATAGGTTCCCTTCTTTATCGAATACTTTATAGTCGATATCAAGTGGTCCTAGTTTTTGGAATGATCCTTGAAACACATTTACAAATGTGTTGATTGCTCTCTCTTCTCGTTTAAGATCTTGCTCTGTTTCAAAAATCTTCATCGTATTCTATAGTCTTTATGATATCCCTTAGATCTTTAATCAAGGATTTGATATCATTCTTTACTGATTCATATTCCCTGTCTACTAGCTTCTCATAAATCATGGCAACGCTAGTATGAAATCCTTCTGTAGTAAAGGCTATCCGGGCTGCCCGGTCTCTTTCTTTTTGGACTCTTCCATCCATTCTTTCTCAGTTATAAATGTGTAAAATGGTTTCATTTTTTCTTTGAGTAATCTTATCTCCTGCTTAAGTGCTTCATTCTCTTGCACTAATCTACCAACAATATTGTACGAATTTACAGGTTCCTCCTTAAATTTATTAGCATCTACTAAAGTCTTGCATTTATCATGTAACTCTCTGAATGCTGAATCTATTTCAATCAAATCATAAAACCTATTGATGTAATAGTCAGCAGCATATCTGCTCTTCTTCATGTTATATGCAATGCTTTCTCTGTGCATACCTGTATCATTAAGTAACTTAGCGAATATCATTCTTGCTTCTACCTCTCCTCTGTATCTTGTGGTAGATAGGATCCGCTCTCCTGTTACAAGTTCAACAATGTTTCTTAGATCATCAATCTTCTTCTGATCTTCCATAAAAGAGTTCCGCTTTAATTCCATGTCTTTGTAGTTCTTTGATTCTATATTCCTGTAGTTTACTTGGCTTACCTGTAGATCGCTTTACCTCGTAGAACTCAACGTCAGAGTTCTTAGGTATGGCTATGAGATCCGGTATGCCATTCTTATTTGTCTTGACTAACTTGATAACGTAGTACCCCTGATCCTCTAGGTCCTTGATAAGTTTAGTCTGTATCTGCTGCTCTGTCATAGGGCCTAAAGTTTTTCTTTGCTGTCTGTAATGCTTCTACTTCAGTGTCAGCAACACCTGTGTCATATGTAAAGCCATCGCTAAACCAATATAGCCAATCACCACCTATTGATTGGAATACACCTATTGATTCTACAGGAACCTCTCTCATGTAGAATAACTTCTTTGCTTGGTCACCTATATAGATTGTCATTTCACTATGTCTTTTAGTTGATTCTCTCCCCAATAGTAATCACATTTATTATCCTCAATAGGCGGTTTCATAAACCAAGATTGCCAAAACTCGCTAGGCTTAGCAGTGTGTCGGTAGCATGTTTCTTTGTAGGGACAATTTGTCCCTACGCACATTGTGATATCAGGCATTTCTATATTCGTCTAGTTCTTCTTTTAATCTTTCTAAAAACGATTCTTCCCCATCATCACCACTCAACAACCAATCAATTCGTTGGGCATATATGGCTGCTAGTCTAAGATAGTGTACTCCTTTCTTGAACTCTGCAATAACCTCTTCAGGATATTCGTAATGATGAGTAGGTTTTTCACCATCAAAAAGAAAATAATCTCTTCTTTCTTCTTCTGTCAATAACCTACCGCTATTATCTATCTCTCTTTGAATATCATCCGCTATAGGATCTATTCTTCTTTGGTCGTAATTAAAGTGTCCTCCGCTCATAGTTGTTTGTATGTTTCGTTGTAGTATTGTTCCCCTGAATTTCCATTATCGGGATATCCATCTGAATAGCCCTGTTCATATCCATCTGTAATCTGCTCCTTCTCTTCCTCAATCAACTCGTACAGTAATCTCTCAATCTGCTGAAGATGATGAGCAGTATGCTTGCCCATTAGAGTTTCATCCATCGATTCCATTCTACTTCTCACCATCGTAATGGCTTTCTGTATTACTGTCTGTTTCATATTTTTCTTTATAGATTTGTTCAAAGGTTACATCACTTGGGAAAGGAATAAAGAACCCATCCTGATAAAACTCCTTCATCTGCTCCTTCTCCATCTCTTTGGCTTTCTCTAAAATGCTATGCCAAATAAACTTATCCTTTGGCGAAGTCCATAGTTCCGTAAAATACCATTCTACTGCTGTCTGTTTCATAGTTTATCGATTAGATTGTTTAAGTTCTCATCTGATAGGAAGTTCTCCTTGTCAGTACTCCAATAGTCTAGGTACCTATCCCTGTGTACAGCGTACCACTTCTGTGTGTATTCATTCCAATGAAATACGTAGTTCCAAATCTTTTCCATATCATTTATTTTAATGTGTAGTCAGGACAGGATTCGAACCTGCATGGTAGGCTTATCTAGAAAGCCGTTTGAAGTACCTATTACAAAGGTATTACGGAGCTTTACACCGACTTTAACGGACACCAACCTTTGCTTTTAGCGTTTACCAATTCCGCCACCTGACTAAGTTTGCTACTGTTGGTAGGCACTAGCGACCGAAACATATAACCCTATCTATCTATTTTAATTGTATATTTTTTCCCATATAGTTTTCTTGCATGCTCATTAGCTTCTGAATAAGTTCCTACAAACTCAGAACTATGGTCCCAATCATCTATATCTTTATTCCACTTGATATAATGATCACCATAAATAAGATATCTACTTCTAGTCTTCATATCAGATTTTTTTTAAAATGATTAACTGTGTAGTCCTTCTTCTTTATCACTGTCTTGTATACGTCATGCTCAATTCCTCCCTTACTGAAGACCCAATACACATGATTGAATGATCGCTCTTTAGTTGTCATCCGATCCCTGCTCTGCCAATAACTAGTAGCACTGAAGTCAATGTTGTAATATACCAAGTACTTGGCTTGCTTAAGACTGATCCCCTCCCTGCCACTAACTATCTGCAATGCAATGTTCTTATCCGTACTATCAAATATACTAAGCTCAGTAGTAAGCTGATCACCAAACACATCCTTCAGGGCAGACAGCTCTTCCTTAAATTTATAGAAGATCCCTATCTTACTTCCTTGAAATTTTTGTTTAATGAACTCAGCCTTGGTTGTGTCAAGCACCATGCTGTTACCACTCTCAAACTTAATAGTCCCACTGCATAGTTGATGTACCTTCATCATCAACTTCACCGGTGTATCTGCAAGGATCACTTCATTCTTACCTTCAATTACTAAGTCCTTCTCAAGTTTCTTGATTAACTTCATCGTAGATTCCTTCATCTCCACCTCTAGGATCTCCTCAGTAACTGATGATACGAACCCTGCTTCCTTCTGTGAGAAACTAATCATGTATGGTTTCATCTCATCAAGGATGCTATCCAACCCATTGCTATAGTCATTGATGAATAGACCATTGATGTTCTTCTGCTTCACCTTGACATGTGTATCAGCAAACTTGTAGAAGTTAACGAACCGATTGAATGGGTTACTAGGTATGCCATACACCTGATGGTACATCTGCGAATAACTCTCCGGTGTTGGTGTACCTGACATGAGTATCACCTTTGGTCTATACTTAGAGATAGCGTGTCGGATCATTACAGCCCGATTGCTAGGCTTTGGGAACGCACCTATACTATGAGCCTCATCAATGACTATTAGGTCAAATTTGAAGCTGTCTACCACGTTGTGGAGACTCTCATAATTTACAACCTTTATCTGATAACTAGGCTTGAGTAGATCGTAATCATTCTGTATACTGCTGATGGCTTTCTTCTTGGTTACAAACAGCACAGACTTAGCACCAACATTATCTGCGATCCCTAGGCTAGTCAGGGTCTTCCCTGTACGTACCTCCATCGCTAGGTACACGAAGCCATACATGTTTATGGCCTGTGCACCCTCAGATATAATCTCCTTTTGATATGGTCTAAACTGCATGCTGTATGTTCCGTAATGGGAAAGACTATTCTTTATTTTGTTTACTATTTCTGAATCAATATGCTTACTACTTGATACTACATCGTAAAGTATTCCGCAGTACCTAAGCATTTGCTCATCAGAGTATCCGGGTATTCTCTCAATCATTCGAATGAATTATGATCCATCTACCCAACATATCTCTACCTTCCTCCGGTGCAACACCATACTTGAACATGCCATAAGATATCAACCACTTGTAGAACTTAGTCCTACTGATAGTCATCTTAGACTTTGGTCCGTAGTCAGGGTACTCATTGACGAAGTCATTGTATAGATCGTTCTTGTACAGCCTTGTCTCCGGCTCAAGCGTATTGTTCTTAGGTTGTCCTTCCACTAGACCGCACCACTCAATGAAGTCATGAGATGTCTCTGCAGATAGTTGTCTGATCTTAAGGTTGACAAACTTACTTCTCACTAGTCCGGTATGCAGGTAGTTAGATAGGCATGTGATCATGTAGTTATCGAACTCACACCAATCGTCATCATTCCAATCACCAAACATCAACTTACCAAACTCATCCAATGGAGTGAATGACTTGGAATAATATTGGTGTAACTCCAACTCCCACTTACGTCTTGCGAATGAGTTGCCTGATCCCTTGATTGCGTAGTTAGTTGTGATGGCAATCTTTGGAGACTTGCTGAATGGGATCTTGATCGCATCCTTATTCTTCTTCTCTAGAGTTAACCCTTCAGTTACCACGCTAAACAAACGCTCGAAGTCGAAGTACTTCTTCACGTCATCGAATACTAGGATCTGAGTGTCCGCAGATACTAGTTGATAAGCGAAGCTCCTCTCGAATGTGAATGACTTACCATCGATAGTTACCACCTTCTTCATTTTGCCTAGGGCATTCATGAACAGACCCTTTCCGGTACCACCCTCAGGGTTATCGCTTATCACCTCGTCATTAAGGATCACTGCCGGACAGAAGCTCAGGTTCTTGTACCCATGTAGAAGGAATCCCATTGTACTCTCCATAGATTCAACTCTGCTATCATCATTACCGCAGATGTTTCTGATAAACTTCCGATAACTGCATCGATCCGTTACGCTACACATGATGAAGTTACGATCGATCACATGGTCCTTCCAAACATATCCACCTAAGTCTAGGTAGTCAATAGGTTTGATCTCAGTCTTGGTTATATGTACTGCACAGTTCTTATAGTACAGATATGCTGAGTCCTTGGTATCCTCAATGAAGTAGATGTCTATGGTTGATAGCATAGACAGGAACTCCTCCTTGAAGAATCTAGTGTTGTCTGCGAAGTAGTTGTATACTCCGATGTCATCCAACTCAAGCAGGTGATTTAGTACAAAGTCCTTGATCTCCTTCTCAGATGTATGGTCGATCAGGTTGTTTGTTACCTTGACGAACACGTAGTTCTTTCCACCCTCAGGGCAGTACTTATAGAACCCACTATCCTCAAGGAACTGCTTAAACTGAATGTGGATTATTTTTATAACTCCCTTATCACTCTTGTTCCAAAATGTTTTCTTCGCATTCTCCTCCTCCACTTTCGAAAGAACTGCTTCGATGGTATCGGAATCCAAGTGGGAGTCTTGTAGTTGGATCCGGATCTCTTTTTTTGATACGCCTCTTCTTAGTTTTGCTTTGATCTGATTGACCCTTTCCTCATCCTCGTAGTACTTGGTACCGAAGTTAGAAGTATTCTGATAGGCAGAGTCAATGGTCCTTTGGATCTCCCTGATCGAGAAGTCTTCATTGGCATATTGATTCAATACATATCCGGCTAGACTCTTGTTGATGCCGAAGTCATTGAACGCCATCGCTAGGATGTACACGTTATGATTACGCTGACCTTCAACCATAGGATACTTCTTGGTCCACCATTTAACAAGGATCTCTACGATCTTATTCTCGTCAGTAATCGGGATGGTAGGTTGGTCCTTGAACTTGCTTACCTCTGTGTACTCAGGCTCTTCAAGGATATCCCATACAGATGAGTTCTCATTCACATGAATCAATGGATCATAAGACTCGTAGCATACACGTGATACGTTCTTGCTAGTCTTATCAAAGTATGGACTATTGAAGTGCTTCTCTAGGCTGTTGAAATAGTTGATGTGGTTGTCTACATCTGCAGGTATTTTAACCAATACCTTTAGCCCATTCCCTGAAGGGGATATGAATACAGAGTAGACATACTTATTCTTAGATAGGTTCTCCTTGTCCTGAAGCAACTCCTTCTGCTTCTGATATCCATCGAAGTCTAGGCACATCAAACCGCTGTGATCTAGGAGTGATGCATCGGATCTCTTTGTGAATGTGCCACTAAAACAAATGGCAGGAAGTAATTTCTTTAATTCATTTCGCTCAGGCTTACGCTTCTCAGCTCTGATCTTTTTGACCAAGTCCTTTGAAGCACCGGATCTAATTCTGTCAAGGATCACCCCTACATTCCTGTGGAATGGAGTGCTAGTCTCTTTAATGTTTTGAAATATTGTAATCTGATATGTCATAAATGCTAATTTGATTCCGTATTTGTGTCGAGTAAGTTGCTGATAATCAGATCGATGTCGATTATGTCAATTTAAAAACTAAAATGAAATAGAAAATAAATAATAATATATATAAGTATATATATAGTATAAGGGAAAACTAAAACGTCATAGTCTAGTGGAAAAAAGAGGGGGAATTTAACCCCCTCATATTTTAGAAAGGCATATCGTCTGTGTCCTCTACCGGTTGTTCTACCGGCTGTTCACCTTTCTTTTGTGGATCATAAGTATCTAGTGCAACATAAAGTCCTCCGGATCTACCTCTCTTTACTTCTAGGTTTAACCATCCATCCTTCTCGTGCTTCTTGATAAACTCTAATGCTTCACTAACCTTTAAGGATAGTTTGGTGATCAAGAAATTTTGAGCATCATCTCTTCTTCTAGCGATGAATCCATCTGCGAAAATTGTTTGTTTGTCTTGCATGTTAATAAAGGGTTTCGTTTATAAAATAGTTTTCAATATCCTCAGTCTTGTTAGGACCAAAGAACTTATGGTACACCTCCATCGCTCGTTCTACCTTTGCTTCACCACCTTTGATGAACTCCTCTGATGGTCTGAACAACCCTAGTTGTTGGGTTTCCTTGTCAATAACGTAGAAATAAAGAGGCTTTCCAAATAGTTGTTGGTAAATGTAGCACTGAGAGTCGTAGTTGTAGGACTTGGCAGACCATCTGAACTTGTTGATGTCAGATGTAGTCTTAAGATCTATTAGGAAATCCGAAGATACTATATCTGCCTTGGCTTTCCAATCCAATCCCTTGATCTTTCCAATGATAGGCTCTTCGTAAATGTTGCCATCCTTGTAGATGTCATCATAGAAAAGTATGTTGGACTTCATTACCCCTACTAGATCATGAATCTCATTGTACTCCTTAGTCAACAAGGCGAATGAAAGTCCGGTGTCCTCCAAGAACTTCTTATACTCCTTTGTATTACGAGTACTAACATCCACGTGTGGTACATTCACCGCCTTCTCAGGCTCTAGAATTAGTTGATGGAATAGTCTACCCTCATGGAAGTGCTTGGAATCCTCTGATCGTGATCTAAATAACTTAGGGTTAGTAAGCAAGGAATAGATGTCAGAGTTGGAAAGGTAGTACTTACCCTTACCATTGTAGTACTCTTCATCGTCTCTTAGTTCTTCGATTATTGATTGCATAGAGTAGATAGTTCTTTTTTAAGTTCACTTGAGATTTTGTACTTAACACCTAGTCTATTTACAAGAGCATCAATACCCTGTGCTTTGTTAGACTGCACAAAGTTCACAACCTTTTCCCACTCCGGAGTATCCTTCTTCAATTCAATTAAAGAATCTTTCTTCAAAGGCTCCGGCTTTGGTGTTGGTTCTGACTCCGGAAGATCCTCTCCGGCATAGATGTAGATACCCAATCCAAACATGGCTAGGTTCTTTACCAAGCATCGCATCATTGTCTTGTTGATGTCGAATGTTGTGGCTGCAGATACGGTCTTTTCTACCTCTACCTTTCTTCCGTTCTCCCACTTTGTACCCTTGTAGGTATAAGATTGCTTCTTCATGCTTTTGTTAGCACCATCCATTACCGGCAACCACATCTCCAAGGTCTGACCCTCGATGGTTACTTCGCTATGGCACATGAATCCAAGGTCATCATCGTATTCTGTAGGCAGAATCTTATAAGATGCATCCGGACATTCCTTCTTAGTTACAGACCATGCCCATGCCCATGATAGGTAGGTTAGGTTGTCCTTCTTTTCAACGTGATCATTTACATTGATCGCTGATAGTCTTTCGAATACTGATTTTTTTGCTGTCATTTTTCTAGGTTTTTAATTAGTTGTTTGTAATCGGGATCTGTATTTAATTTATGTTCAATCATTTTTATGCCATGGATAATTGACGAATGTCCTATCGAATATCCATTGGCCTCCATGTACATCTGTATATACCCTACAGATATGTTCCTCTGAAAGCATAGGTAGTATAGCATGTGTCTAGCATCAACTACTTCTCTCTTTTTATTCTTTGAAAAGATCCAATCCCTTGGGATCGAATAGAGATTTATAATGTTGTTTAAGTACTTGTTGAAGAATTCAATTTTCATTTTTTAAATGTTGCTAATTAGTAGAATGTAAACTAGGAATAGTGTAATCATTACACCGAAACTGATCATGTCAATAATGATCTTCTGTTTGCTAGATGCATCATCATATTTTCTACCGAATACTAATTCGGTAATCAGAATATTGACTGCCACCACTAGGAAAGCAATGACAATCATGGCTATGAAATCACTCATAACCTTCTGATGATCTCTTCAATTATTGCAGATTCAATATCTGATGTTGGCACACAATCTACAGGCATGCCACTCTCCCTATCCGCCTTTGCTAGTTGGATGGTACCTAGTATGTTGATAGTGGTCTCACTATCACCCATGTATTCCCAATCGGATTCCTCTCCGGAGGTAACAACCTCGTAACTTCCGATCCAAAAATAGTCTTCGTCATCAATGCTGAATTCAAGTTCCTCATTGATAAAGACTTCGCTGTCGCTGAATTCTTTTCCCATTAGATTTGATTTAAATTTGATACAATATAAGACAAATAATAAACAATATCAATCTTTTTTTGCAAAAACTCTTCGTCTATTTAACCAATGATGTTCATTGCAGATCCGGTCTATGGCCTCCCACTTTGTGGTGCACATTATCCTTGCGTACAAACTACCGCAGTAGTATACATTAAACATTCGCTTCGCTTCCATGACTTAACTTTGCTTCGGATCCATACCTTACTTCCCTAGGGCATGGATAAACCTTGAATAAAGTATCAATTGCTTTTACAAACTTCTCCTTGCTTTTGTCATCTAGGTATAGCAGTCTGTCATTAATTCCATGTACCAATCTGTACATTTCTATTCTTCCTTCTAGTGTCATTTCAGTTTATCTTTTACAAATTCAATAATAGTATCAACCCAATCCCCATTCCATTCCCTTCCGGCATAGGTATTCTCAAACTCGTTGGTAAAGTCTATGCCTAATGCGTATAGTCCACCCATACCTTCAGTATCTATTACATTTTCTAGTCTAGATGTCATAGTATCATTGTTGATCATGGCATGGATCGTGCATACGATCTCGTGGTGGGTCTCTGCCCAATCTCTGAACCCATTTTTCAGTACGCCTTTTGACTTCTTGGATGCTAACTGATCTAGTATGTTTGATACTAGCGTATACTCTAATTGAGTTACATTCTGTGGCAGATACAACGCATCTGTCACCGCTTGGTAGGTGTGATCAAGATCAATTTCCTCCGGTACATTTACTTCGATTGTAATTTTCATAGTTGAATTGTTATGGTGTCACTTAAATTTGATTTTATAGTTCTGCTTGGATATGCATCTTCCAATGCAAGTAGGTAGTCCTCTATGGAATAATTCATTTCATCTGCCTCGATCGCCATTGGACCGACCACCTTTTTAATTTGTTCTTCGGATAGGGTGGTGTACAAAGTACATTGATCCCCATCCCATGTCCCGATCTTTAATTTAAATACATTCATCTTCCGTGATTTTTTCCTTGTAAATCTTTCTTACTTACTATTAAATTGATGTTGTCTACCTCTCGCTTATGTTTTTGCTTTGTATTTGAAAGTGCATCTTGTAATGATTTATTGAGGGGTATTTTTTTAGTCTTGTACCACTTGATTAATTTTAATATCTCTTGATAAGACATCTCATTATATTTATTTTTAATATCCCCAAACAAAATATCTTTCCAATGTGGTAATTTACTTGGCTTATCTATTTCAATAAAGTTTGGATATTTATCTTGTAAAATTTCAAGTACCTCTTGATTAAATGATATCTTCTCTTGTTCGTAGTAAGTCCTAAGAACCATGAATGGCTTATCATTAATCAACTTTTCAATCGTCCAATTAGGATCGCTATAAAAGAACGCCTTACTCTTTAGCGTTAATATCCTTAGTCTAGTAATGTCCATCGCTTTCTATTAAGTTTGAGAAAGTAGCAACAATAAACTGCTCGTAGGTTATTAGCCTATCTTTTTTGGGGATACTTTTGTATGCTTTCTTTAGATCCTTTTCGAACCTAGTAACGAATTCATACATCATTTGCATTTCCTTCTCCATTCCTGTACAATTTTAGTCGCTTCGAATAATGCATCTGCAGATTCACCCATACCCATGTCCTCATTGGCCATGATCCATTGGTAGATATCATCTACCAACATCTGATCTTGATCCTCACGGATCTCCTTGAGTCGCTTCACTTCGCTCCTTAGGAAATCATTTTCTAGTCCTTCAATTGATAGTCCCATATTCATTTATTGATCATGAATTCGTTCTTAATAACAGGAAACTTCTTTAGGTCATCCTTGGTCACCAACCCCATGATTAAATAAACTTCGGGGTTACGTGTAGTTCTAGCCTTGAACTCATTGGTGTTAAGCAATTCGTTCCACTCATTTGCAATTTCAATTGCATCCGGTTCTTTGCCTACGTAGTAGGTCTGTACTTCGATAGTTCTTTCCATTAGATTATAATTTTTGAGGGTATTACTTCTATGATCTGATTATTTTGGTATACATATTCAAGTTCGTCAACTAGATCAGCATTGGTGTAATCTTCGTCCAAGTCACGCTTACGTTCCACAAATGGCTTCATTACTCCAATTATCTGATCCTCTGTTAAGTCAGTTAGGATTATAAAATCCTCCTCCTCCCATGCAGTGGTGTTTATTCTGTATGCTTTCATGATCTTTATTCTGCATAAGACATGTCATATCCTAACTCCTTTAACTTATCGATGATCGATGTAAGCAAGGAATATACCCCATCGTAATCGACTAATTTATTCCCTTCAAACCATAGTCCGCCCTCCGCATACCAATCATCCCCTCCGGTCTCTATGTCATAAAGTTCAAAGTATCCATAGTCATCATCCACATTTATGGTGATATGTAGTACAACATTATCCTCGTCTTTAATTATCCCAAAACTATTTTCAAGGGCCAAATTTTCTGTTACTTCGAATTCAATTTTCATGTTATTAGTTATTAGATAGGTTATTAAATGCATCATTAAATGGCTCGAATCCTTCCACTAGATCCATAAGATTTCTAGTGGCAAGCAGTAGGATAATTTTGTAGTCCACAGTACTATGGATCATTTCACTTATTCTACTTACCTTTTGTTCCCCTCTATCCATTGAGATAGTTAGGACCGCTGCTAACTGCGAAGCATATTCATGTTGACTCACGTCCAATGCCCCCACTAGGGACTCCGCATCATGGTTAAATTTCATTTTATCTTTCATGTCTCTTTATTTTTAGTACTCTATATGCGAAAAATCCGTATTTATTATCCAATTCAATATAGTTTGAATCTTGATCTGCTATCCTAGTTACTTCAAGTACTTCACCCCTTCTAGGTGGATCCCCCACTAGGGACACGTCATCTAGGACCACTACCAAGTCCCCAATTTGTATGTGATTTCCATCTGAATCTAAAGCATGGAGAGTAGATTCCAATGATTCTGTGATGTCTAAAATATCACCATCATCCGACCATTTTTCTAGTATTATCCGGAGGATTTCCACATCATCGAATAGTCTAGAAATATTATTAAAGTTTTTAATGACATCAATTGAATGTCCGTTTCTATTATCTAATTGTATCATGATTTTATTTTGTTTTTTCAATTGCTTTTGATATTTCTTTTTGAATTTTAATAGGTAATCCGGCAACACAATGCCACATATGTCCATGTCTTAATTTAAATCCATCATTTACAATATCTACCAATGTAGTATAGTGATATACAATATCTAATGGTTCTACAGGGCACTCATTTTTAAAGTCCCAAATGATGTAATCTTGTTTGCTAATATTTTTCATGTTATTTTTTCATTTGTTGTATAAACATTCCGGTTATCTTATCCTCTAAGGTGTAATCATTTGTGTCCGTATCTTTAGATAGATCCCCGATCACCTTGGTACCTATTACTTTTACCCGATCTTGATTTCGATCCATAAATCTTAGCCAATTTTCTAGATGCTTATCATCTTTAAAATCCCTAGTTTGTGCGAAGGATCCGCCGTAGATCCCTCGCATGTATATGACCGCCTTCATTTTTAGTATGGCAAAATATCAAAAATGTAATCCGGTTCTAGTCCGTAGTCCCATAGCAGTTCCTCCGGATCCGCACCTTCTAGGACCTCCGACCGCATGTCTTGAATGATCTCAATCGCTTCGCTTTTGTCATGGCCTTGGTTAATCAAGGCCCTAAATAAATCTAGTTTTTCCATGGTTTTATTTTATATATATGTAGGATCTTTTTTCGTTAAATATTTTACTTAAACTTTTTACCTCTTTTTCAAAATCAAAATTCTGAATACATTCCCACGAAAATTCCTCTATCCGGCTGGAATTATCTTTGTAAAATTTTAGCCTATTTTTTTTGGCTTTTGTATGGCCCTTAATGGCCTTAATTTTTTCGAGTACGTACGTAGTTTTTTCCATAGTTTTTTAAAGTTTTAAAGATCCCTCCGGATATCCGGAGGGGATCCGGTTTTAGTGTATCAATAAGCCTATCTTATTATTTTCAGTGACCCATTTGGTCGCATTTAGATCCAAATAACTTGAATCAAAATAACCTTCCAAGGTCATTTGGTCCATGCTTTTAAAGATCTTTGAATGACGTTCCTTACTTTGGTCGATCAATTCGTCATTTTTCGAACCTAGGCTAAAAATTAGGTCGAAATTATCCGGCAAAATATATTTACCCCTAATAAATGAATGGCTTTTGGTGTAGGCATAAAACCGGACCGCCGGATTATTTTCGGCGATCTTTACCCATTTTTCAAAGTAGGCCGGCGAATAAAAATCACCGGAGTCATGGATCCGGACGTAAATTTGTTTTTTACTTTTTACCTTCGAAAGTTCGTCGGTAATTAGGTCGACGAAATTATCTTTTTTGCTAGCCTCATATCGATCACTCAAAGCACGTTCCACGTTCCCAAATCGATACATGCCTTTTTTAGCATAGCAAAGGGATAAACATGATCCGGCAAAAGGGCACGTAATTTTTCCGGTCCTTTTGTCATTACCGGCAGGAATTGAAAAATTGAAAATAGTCACGCCAAATTCGGCCGCCGTTTTTTTAAGTTTGGTGTTACCCGATCCCAATAAATTTTTCATGGTTTTTTTTGTTTAAGATTTAAATTAATTTAATTGATCCGGCAAGGGGATTCGAACCCCTTTTTTATCCAATGCCGGATTTTTTTTTACTTCATTAAATGAAGGCCAAACATGTACCCCAAGATAAAAATGGGACTTAAGGCGATAATGGTCCAAATAAATAAAATTAGTTTTTTCATGGTTTTTAAAAGATAGTTTTTTCTAATTCAAGGCCAAAAAAATGGCCAATTGTTATAATTACGGCCATTATCAAAATGGCTATAATTGTTGATTTTATTTCGTCCTTTTTCATTTTAGTATTTTTTTAGTATTTCAAAAGTTCCGTTCCCATGTACAAAGATTTTTACCTTTGTCGGTTTGAATCCAAATTTTTCTTCTTTTGTGATCCAAATAATGTAGGGGATCCCGTCCCCGTACATTAAATCCGCACATGCCTGATAAATAGTTTTGAATCTCATTTTAGTGATTTTTTAAATGATTTTAAGATAATATTTAAAGTATAGTTTAAATGCTTTGCACAAAATTCGTCACCGCCTATAGATTTCTTATTCATATTATAACGCTCCTTAGTTTCAAAATATGAATACTTTAAATAAACATCATCCGCCGGCCGAATAGTAACGAATTGATTTTTTACTTCAATCGGTTTTATTTGTACGTAATACGGCCACGTTCCGCCGGCATACGTTACAGGTGTATGGTCCAATTCATTTACTTGGTTGATCATGGAATTAATTAGGTCGATTTTTTTGAGTAGTGCTTTCATGTGTTTTTTTTGTTAGCGTTTAAATCTTTACAAATATGGTTTAAATCTTTATTAAAACAAATAGTTAAAAAGATTTTTTTAATATATTTTTTTATAAAACGTGTAACGTGCTGATAATCAAAAAGATAGTTTTAAATAATATTTAAAATTTATTTATTGATCTTTTTTTCGTGGGGATTTTATCCCCTACTTAAGATCATTTAACTAGTTTTTTTATTGATCATTGCGAAGGAAGGAAGGAGGGCGAAGGAAGGAAGGAAGGAGGGCCGGCGATCCATGGGCCGGCGGGCCGGGCCCTAGGGGATCCGATCCAATGCGGGCCGGCATGCATGTAGGTAGGTCCCTAGCAAAAAGCCAAAAAATCAGAGGAAGGCCGGAGGACCCGACCCCCACCCCCATCAAAAATAAACGGTTTTCGTTTCCGGCCGGCAACGCAAAACGTACTATATAACCCAACTACTCTTATCATCTAAATAGTTATATTTGTGCATGTACGATGGACTAACAATTAAGAATGGTCGTTTGGTAAATGATCGTCCTAACGGTATGACAGGTATTCAAGAGGCTCTTGATATTAAGAAGACCTTGAAGAAAGCGAAGAAGCTTGAGATGTATTCTGAAGCTGTTTCAGTCGGTATCCAAAAAGCAGAGAATGTCGAAAAATTAAAGGAGATGTTCTTCAAGTAATAGCTTTTGGGTTTATTTGAGAAGAGGGATTTTATGGTCCCTCTTTTTTTATTATTGACTATGCTAAAAATCTGACATAGCATGTACGTTTTTATGTCGTGTAACTAATTGATTTTCAATCTACTGATAGATTATGTCGATTTTCAACCTAAGTTCTAGTCAGAAATAAATAATATATATAATAATATATATATATATATATAGGGAAGGAAAGCTTTGACATGGAATTGATGTTCCATTTTTTCATTATCTTTGTATACACCAAAAAAACAAAAAAGAAAATGGAGAAGTTTTTAAGTATCCCGGTAACAAATGAGCAGCGTCAATTGATTTCTGCGACAGGTATTGTATTAATCGAGCAAGAGTCAACTACAGTTGTTCACGTGCACTACAAGGCTAGCACAGGAACTGATGTTGTTGTAATTACTCATGCGGCAGCACCTGCAGGAAATGAGTCTATGCGTGATGCTATTCAAGATGCTCTTGTGAATGCATTGGCTACATCATGGACTTATGTAGCGTTTGAGGTTGATAACCTACCATTTGCTGTATCAGGTATTACAGTTGGTTAATATTCCTGATCTATTAAAGAGAGCCATTCTTCGGGATGGCTTTTTTGTTTTATATATTTTTTTTCTAGATTTGGTAAAAATTAAATCAAATGGAACCTAAAGATTTATTCTTCGCCCAAGAGGGCAGACTCAAGTTGATCTCAGGGATCAAGAAGATTGCAGGAGCTGTAAAGAGTACTTTGGGCCCTAATGGGAACACGGTACTAATTGAGAGTCCTAATCACACGCATGGTATCACAGTAACAAAGGATGGGGTAACTGTCGCTAAGGCGGTTGACTTGATTGATCCTGTTGAGAACCTTGCGGTACGAATTATGAAGGAGGCTGCGGATAAGACAGCTACATCTGCCGGAGATGGTACTACCACGGCGATTGTATTGACCGAGGGGTTAGTTCTTGGATGGGTAGATCATTTTGTAAGTTCGGGTACTAATGTGAATTCAACAGAGGTATTGCGTAACATTCATGAGTTGAGTGAGAAGGTGATTGGTAATCTTAGGAAGAAAGCCAAGAAGGTAAGTTCTTCAAAGTTGTTGGACGTTGCTACTATCTCTGCGAATAATGATCGTGAGGTAGGTAGGATTATTTCTGAGGTGTACAAGGAAGTTGGGGACAATGGCATTGTAACTGTTGAGCGAAGCCAAACTTCAGATACGTATGCTGATGTAACTAAGGGTTTGAAGATTGACAGAGGATACTCTAGTCCATTGTTCATTAATGATCAGGGTAGGGATGAGTGTGTGTTTGAGGATGTGTATGTATTAGTGTCTGACATTGGCATTGATAATATCCTTCAGATCCATGATAAGGTATTGCAGCCGATTACTCAGAGTGGTAAGAAGCTATTGGTAATATCACCTTGTTCTACAAATGTGGTGAACACGTTTGCTGCTAACGTAATGAAGAACAACTTTAAGTTCTGCGTTATACAGCCACCAAGCTTTGGTTACAAGCAGCATGAGTTGATGCAGGACATTGCATTAAGTATTGGTGCGACATACTTCAGTGAGAAGACAGGTGATGATCTTTCTAGAATGACTATGAGTGACTTGGGTCATGCATCCAAGATCGTAGTTGGAAAGGATAAGACCATTATTATTAAGAGCGATCTTAAGATTGACCAACAATTAATTGATGAAAGGGTTCAGCAACTATGGGATGCTCATAGTATTGCTAAGAAGAAGGCTGATCGTGATCATATCTTGGAGCGTATTGCTTCTTTGACAGGTGGTATTGGAGTGATCTACGTAGGAGGCAACACTGACCTAGAGCAGAAGGAGTTGTATGACCGGGTTGATGATGCGGTGTGTGCGGTACGATCTGCATTGGAGGAAGGAATCCTTCCGGGTGCCGGCAAGGCTTTAGTAGATGAGAGTGCTAATTTGCTTGCTGAGCTTGGTAATTTGAATAGAAGTGATGAGTATGATGCAGCACTTAAGATCTTGATCAATGCGATGATGGCACCGTTTCAGCAGATCCTTGCTAACGCAGGATTGAAACCAAGTGAGATCTACAATGGTGAGATTCCTGTAGGTCATGGTTATAACTTGAAGACAGGTGAGATGGGTGACTTGATTAAGATGGGGGTAATTGACCCACTAAAGGTTACACGTAGTGCATTACAGAACGCTGTGAGTGTAGCAACAACTATTCTATCAACTAACGCTATCATCACGATGGCTAGACCTTACTAACTATGGAGACTGTACTAAACCCATTTGGCCACGGCCAAGCGAAAAAAGTCGTTGACGAGAACCGCAAGACTTGGGAAGAATACCTAAGTACTGCTGTTGTGCATGATGAGAATGAGTTCTACATTCTGTTTGAGGATGGTCTTTTAGTAAAGAAGGGTAGATCAAAGTTCCGAACTAGTCAGTATATTAAGGGAGAGCGATTCAAAAGTTTCGCAGATCACTATGAGAACGTTTAAGTCATGGATAATTGTTGTGGGAACGGCTGTGATATTTGCACTGCTAACAATACTGTGGTACCATTTTCAATCAAGGTACAATTAGTTCTTGATAGCATAGAGAAAATGCTCATTGAGAAGAACCGGAAGTATGGTAACTCAGCTCTTGAACCTATAGGTGTATTCAGTAAGCTCTCCTCTAGGGAGGGTTTGCTGATACGCATCGATGATAAGTTAAAGCGAATCAAGAACGGTAGCTTAGATAATGATGACGAAGACGTTGTGAATGACCTGATTGGGTACCTAGTCTTGTTAAAAATTCATGCATAATTCGGATAGTTTCCGAATAACCACCTATATCTAACCATATAAGTTATGAACATTCTACAAATTCAGTTTCCTGCAAGTCAATACATAGCAGAGGAGCATCCTAAGAAACAAATATATCTTCACCATACAGCAGGAAGCCCTAATGGTATAGGTACATTTGGATGGTGGGCATCTAATACAGAGAGAGTTGCTACTTGTGTATCTATATCCGGTATTGGTAAAGGATGTGTAGATGGTCAGATTGTTCAGGGATTCAATTCAAAGTATTGGGCATACCATCTAGGATTACAAAGAAGTGTATTTAGCAGTCGCAAGATCCCATATCAACAACTAGATAAGATTAGCATTGGGATTGAGATCTGTAATTGGGGTAATTTGAGAGAGTCTAATGGTAAGTTTTATAATTATGTTGGTAAAGAGATGACTGATGGGATTATAAAACTAGATAAGCCATATAAGGGATTTACTTATTTCCATAGTTATACTGATGCTCAGATAGAATCTGTAAGGCAATTGCTTTTACTATGGAAAAAAAGATACAATATCCCACTAGACTACAACGATGACATTTGGGATATAACACCTAGAGCTCTTAAAGGAGAAGCAGGTGTCTTTACACATAACTCAGTTAGGAGAGATAAGATTGATATCTACCCTCATCCAAAAATGATTGAGATGTTGAAGAGTTTAAAATAGTTTTTTGCTTACACCTATTTGGTGAACACGTTGCATAGGTTGATATTGGTACTGAAACAAATACTTATTATCCAAGTATGAGGCTGAAGCACTAGGTTGTAGTAGTGAGTTGACTCCTACTCCTAAGTAAATTCCTTTAGGCTTCTTTATAATCGTTTCAGTTTTAGTATTAGTAACAGTGTTAGTTATCACAGGGATTTTAAAATCGTTCGTAACATCCATTTTAAGTACCTCTCCAAGGACTTCCCCACTCACATAGGTATTGCCATGCTCAAATGGAGTTGTAGTACTGAATGATTTAATAGTGGGCTTATGATCAATTAGGATTGTATCCCTAATAACTTTAGTTTTGATTTCTTTTTTAGGGATATAAACTGTCTCCACTTTGTCGACAAACAAAGTATCAGTCTCTGTAACTGTAGAAAATCTATAAACCTGTTCTGCTTCAGGTTTAGGATAAACTATAAAAGCTAAAATTACACCTGCCATAAAAGATAAAATAGCAATTCTGATTCGCTCGTCATCTAATAACTGTTTCATTACTGTTCAATAAATAAATTGTCGTCCAATAGTATTTTTCTTAGTTCCTCACGGCACCATTTATAAGCTTTATAGGTTTCATCAGATAATTCTTTGTATTTCATTTCAGATCGAAGTAACTGATCAAAGTCCCAAATAGCACTTTTATACTTATGACCATTAATTGCTGACTGAAATTCAATATTTTCTTCAGGCAAATCAAATTCTAGTACTGCTTTCATAGGGGAAACTTGCAACTATCCACTAGTAATTCATAACTTCTTAATTCTTTCCTGTGTGTTTCTATTCCTGATAGGGTAAGTATCCTTCCACCGGTAGGTTTTACAGGAGCTCCACGTTCTACATGCCAGCCAAAGGCTCCATCTTCATACTCTTCTTTGTATGAACCTGTAATTGCTAGGTGAATTTGCTTATGAACTAGTTCATGTACGTGTTTACCCGGATTAAATTGGATAGCATCACGAACATCATTACGACTAGAGTTCTCATGTATGTGACCCATGATAAATACGTCCATGTTCTCGTACATTTCTAGAGCTCTTGTTAAGTTAATAGCCCCCTTTGTAACTATACCTCCACCTCCACTGCCATGAAAGTACTTTAAATTTTTTGACATGTAGGTATTATTACCTAAGTGATATTTTATTATCAACCATCCTCCATATCCACCTGTATAAACTTGTGTTTTGTTGGTATAGTTTAAAAGATCTACAAATCTTTGAAGAGGATCTGTCTCAAGATTCTTTATGATTGCAGTCTCATGGTTACCATATCCGATTACTGTGAGTAAGTGAGCGTAAGGAGACCACCAATTAACTGCATCTTCAATGACTGCATCGATATAGTTTGATTTGTTATGTTCAGGAAGAATATCTTTCTTATTTCTTCTAGGATCATATTTACCTTGCATGAGACATAGGAAATCTCCGTTGATAAAGATGGGGATATTGTGTTCTTTGCAGTAGTCTAGATGATTCTTTAGCTTTTCTCTATCGCACTTTGGATTGTCCCAATGTATATCTGATAGTAATGCTAATTTTGATTCTTCTTTACCAAGTTCTAGTACGTGAACATTTCTGCTAACCTTTTTTAGATTCATCAGAAGATTATTTGTTGTCCATAAAGTTACTATTTTTTTTGGTTTTCCAAACCAAAGCTGTATATTGTACACATAATAATAATCTTATGGCACTAAATGAGAGAGATTATCGCAACTTCATAGATGGGCTTATAATAGGGGTTGTATTTGGATTCATTGTTTCTACCATCTTTTTCCTAGCATTCTCATGACTATACTTGAACAGATTATCATTGACTATCCTGAAGAGTCTTTCTATATTGCTGATGGATTTGATGATGCCATAATAGGGTTTGATGAATCAAACAGAAGACTTGTTTATGATATGGATAAAGTAATTGATATTCTTATTCTTGATGGAATGGAATATGATGAGGCTATAGAATATTACGATTTTAATATATCAAGTGCTTACATTGGAGAAGGAACTCCTATCTTTGTAAAAAATTATTCATGAAAGCAATCGGAAAAAACATTGTAATCAAATCTATTAATGAAGAAGTAAAGACTTCATCAGGATTAATTTTATCAGGAGAAGACACGAATCAATTAAGATACAAACGTGGAACAGTAGTAACTCCCGGTACAGAAGTAAGCAACATTAAAGAAGGCGATGAGATATACTATGACAAAGCTCAGAGCTATACGATGATCATTAATGATGATCAATTTACAATTATTCAAGAACGTGACGTTGTTCTTGTTCTTTAAGTTTTGAATCTTTAATTTCTTTATTCATTTGAATGATCATGTTGCGGTATACCTTATCGGTGTACCGTACTTTTTTTGCAAACATTGGATTGTTGCATGCGGTCATTGGAATCTCCTCACCCTCTAACTTTTTATAGATAGAGTTTACCATTCGTTTGGCTTTATATGATAGAGCGTATACTGCTCTTCTTCCTTTGTATCCGGGCCTAAAGTTTTCTATCCATCCATTTTCAAGAAGTCTATTGAACCTTGATCTATCCCAAGAAAGGAGTTCACTAAATTCTTTAAACTTTGTGACTTTGAAATATTTTTCCGAATATAGGAAAAGGATTACGTCAAGGTCTGATTGTGAGATCTTATACTTGACTTTAGTGTATTGAGAGATGACCTTCCAATATTTTAAATAATCTGATTTCATTTTATTACATTTGTAAAGCAAAGTTAAAATATTAATCATGGCAAAGTCAAGAAACAAAGATTTTCCTTTAAGCAATCCTTCTAATCCCATGAAGAATAAGAGGAAAGATATTCCTTTGGCTCCTACTCCTGATCCCGGAAATAGAAAGACTCTTACTAAAAAAGAGTATAAAGAGCAGAAGAAGCAAGCTAGATGGCAAAGCAATATTGATCAAGCTCGTGAGGGAACACTAGCTGATAGAAGAATTGAAAGAGCAGCAAAAATAGGATCTGCTGTTGGAGATGCTATAGCAACAGCGACAGGAGTTGGAGCAATAGCAAACGCCATTAAGTCAAGAAGAAATAGATAGTAAATTTAAATAATAAGATTATGAAACCTTGTACACAAAAAGTTAAAACAGCAACATCTTACAAACCAAAACCAAAAACAAAATGAAAGGAGATCAAATGATGGCAATGGGTATGCCCAAAGCTGCAGTCCTAGGTGGACCAAAGAAATCAATGGTAAAGAAAGCAGTAGCTAAGAAGCCTGTAGTTAAGAAGGCTGTAGCTAAGAAGATGGGTAAGAAAAAATAACCTATGCTTAAAAGTAAAATGATCGGTGGTGGCAGTCGTGTCGCTAAAGAAGATAAGAAAGAAGCTAGATTAGCTAAGAGAGTTGATAGACTTATGGATAAGGAGGCGAAGCAATTTGCTAAGTCTAAATATCCTGTTTATGAATTCTTTAAATCTGAATCAAAATTTTCCAAGAAGGCTCAAAAGCTTACTGATCGTTATAACAGAAAGAAGTAATTATGGCTGTTAAGTCTAAAATGAAATGTAACCGTGTCGTTGCTTCTGACAGACCCGGCAAAAAGAGAATGGTTAAAGCTTGTGCTAATGGACAAGAAAAGCTAATTCACTTTGGTGCTGAGGGTTATGGTCATAACTATTCAGCAGCGGCACGGTCTTCATTTAAGGCTCGTCATAAATGCGATACTGCTAAAGATAAATTATCTGCTAAGTATTGGGCATGTAAGAACTTATGGGCAGGTCCCGGAGGATCTACTAAATCTTCACCTAAATCAAGAAGAGGTAAGTACTGATGAAAAATCCTATTCAAGTAAATACTTATAGAAGAAGTACCAATAAGAATGGTAAGTTCTCTTCTGTTTTTACTTCTAACATAGATACAGGTGACACCAAGATGGTCACTCAGAATATAGTTAAGGGTGATAAGGGTAAGTACCGAAGTGCTTCATTAAAGAAGAATGATAATGGTACTGTGTCAGGTAACTTTGTTAAGGGAGAAAAAGGTAAGTACTTGACAGGAGGTAGGGCTGAAAGAAAGTTTTCTCGTTTGTCTACTAGGATGAATAGAAAGAAATGAAAGACTCTTGTTACAAAAAGGTAAAGGCATCTTATGATGTGTTCCCTTCTGCTAGGGCTTCTCAAGCTATTGCTAAATGTCGTAAGGCATCGGGTAATGTAAAGAAAAGTTCTGCAGGGACTAGTCTAAAGCGTTGGCAAGCAGAGAAGTGGAAGGATACAAAAAGCGGTAAACCATGCGGAGCAGGTGGACGTAATGAATACTGCAGACCGACCAAAAGAATATCATCAGAAACACCAAAGACTAAGAGTGAGATAAGTCCTTCAAGACTTGCTGCTAAAAAATTAGAGAAGAGTAAAGTTGGAATGGGTAAAAGAATTTCTAAAGTTTAACTATATTTGTTCATCATTAAAAAATTAAATCAAATGGCACAGAAAGTATTAAAGACAAACGCTGAATTGCTAGAACTAGTTAGAGCGTTGAACATGACTCCTACTGAGAAAGGCAGTAAGGCAGAGGCAAAGATTAAAAAGATCGTAGATAAGATCAAGCCTCTATTTGATGAGTATAATGAGAAGAGAGAAGACATTCGTCTTGATCATGCTCATACAGATTCTAACGGTGTTTTGAATCTAAAAGAGAATGGTGAATATAACTTCACTAAGGATGGCATCAAAGCGATGTCTAAGGATATGAAAAAATTGCTTGATGAGACTTTCGAGTTTTATCAATTTACTTTCTCAAGTGAAGGTATTGAGAACTTTAAGTTCTTAGCAGGATGGGTTGAAGGTATTGATGCTGAGCAATCTGTTGAAGAAGTTGAATAAATTATTCACTTAAAAATAAACAGTAAGAACGGCATCAGTCTTAATTGGTTGGTGCCATTCTTTCTTATAAAGAATATGAAAAGCAAAGGACTAGGAGATACCATCGAAAAGATAACTAAGGTTACAGGTATCAAGAAAGTAGTTGAGACTGTAGCTAAAGCTGCAGATAAAGATTGTGGCTGTTCAAAAAGACGTGATGCACTTAATCGTGCATTTCCATATAAAGAAGATTAATTAATAAGATCATGGCATATCAGAAATTACAACAATCAAGAGCCGCTGTTGTCACTAAGAGTGATACTGTAAACATTCCAAATCCCGGTAACGGACAAGTAGAGGGATGTGTATTATATGTTGGTACAGGAGGAGTATTACGTGTATTGACAGCAGGTGGTGATGACATTACTTTCACAAACGTACCAAACGGATTTCTATCTACTTTCCAAGTGATTAGAGTATTCGCTACTGACACAACTGCTAATAACATTATCGCACTTTGGTAGAATGGCAAAGGTAATAGTAAGTAGCATCTACAAGAAGAAGCATAAGAAGAAGGGCTTGGCTGCTAAGAATTCTACAAGTAGCAATAAGAGTAGCAAGCTTTATAAGAAGACTTATAAAGGGCAGGGAAGATGAAATATATACAATATCTTTTTGCCTCCTTACTTTTATTATTTGTCCCAATATATGGGCTTCTTGTTGCCGTTGCTATGGCTATTATCCTTGACACTTTTACAGGAGTATTTAAATCAATAAAACTTCACGGTTTGAAAAGTATTAGAAGTAGAAAGCTTTCTACTATAGTTAGTAAAATGCTTCTATATGAAGTAACTGTGCTTTTCCTTTTCCTTATGGACAAATATCTTTTAAATGAATTTGTTGTCTTATGGTTCGGGATTGAGTTTATGTTTACTAAAATGTGTGCTATAGTTCTTATATTTATAGAACTAGTTTCAGTTAAAGAAAACATAGAGGAAGCTTACAATATCGATATATGGAATATGCTCAAGCGTTTATTGAGCAGAGCCAAAGAGATTAAGTCTGATATCGATGACTTAAAATAAACTTGGAATAATGTCACAGATAAGTTCATATCCGATATTATCAAATCCTACATTAAGTGATCTATTAATAGGTACTGATGTAGATAATTTGAATCTTACCAAAAACTTTTCGATAAGTTCTATAGGTGATCTTATTGGATTGGACTATGTGCCATATACAGGTGCTTTACAAAATGTAAACTTAGGTTCATTTAATATTACATCTTCAGCATTTATTGTTGGAGGTGGAACATCTAGCCAATTTTTAAAAGCAAACGGTACCCTCGATTCTACAGTATATGTTCCTGCAACAAGGACTATTACAATTAACTCTGTAGGATATGACTTAAGTGCAAATAGATCTTGGGATCTAAACACAATTAATAGCTTAACCACAACAGGTACAAGCGGTGCTGCTACATATGTAGGTAAAGTTTTAAATATACCTATATATCAAGCACAAGGTAATTATATCACTCAACTTTCAGGAGAAGCAACTGCTGTTGGTCCGGGTAATGCTGTTGTTACACTTGATAATACTGCTGTAATCAGCAAGGTATTGACCGGTTTAAATGTAACAGGTGGAAATGTAGTAGCCTCTGATACAATACTACAGGCATTTGGAAAAGTACAGAACCAAATTAATGGGCTTGTTGGTGGTGTTCAGTACCAAGGTACATGGAATGCTGCCACCAATACACCTACTTTGCAGAGTTCTGTTGGTACAAAAGGACACTACTATGTAGTAAGTGTTCCCGGTAATACTAACCTAAATGGAATTACTGATTGGAAGTTAGGCGATTGGGCTATCTATGATGGAACAGCTTGGCAAAAGGTAGATAATACTGATTCAGTAATTAGTGTTAATGGTTATACCGGAGAAGTTATCCTTACTTATAGTGATGTCGGTGCTCCTCCATCTACAAGAACTCTTACAATTAATGGAGTTGGTTATGATCTAAGTGCAAATAGAGCTTGGACTGTAGGTGATGTACGTACAGATAATTCTTATGCTAACCCATCATGGATTACTTCATTAGCGTGGAGTAAAATTACTAGTACTCCTACTACTCTTGCAGGTTATGGGATTACTGATGGAGTTAATACTTCAAGAACTTTAACTATAAATGGGCAATCTTTTGATCTTAGTGCCAATCGTACATGGTCAGTAGGTACAGTTACTAGCATTGCTACTAGTGGACCAATTACAGGTGGACCAATTACAGGATCAGGTACAATTGGGATTACTCAAGCAGGTGCAAGTTCAGATGGTTACCTAAGTAGTTCAGATTGGAATGCATTTAATAATAAGCAGGAGGTAATATCTGTATCTGCTCCATTAACATTTGTATCAGGTGTTATTGGTATTCCACAATCAACAGCTACAATAAATGGATATTTAAGTAGCACTGATTGGACTACATTTAATAATAAGCAAAATGCATTAGTAAATCCTGTAACAGGTACAGGTACACTATATACTCTTCCTATGTGGGGAGGTACAACATCATTGGTAAATAGTCCATTATCTTATGGATCTGATTCATTTAATTTTCAGTACAATAGTACAACAGGAGCATCTGTAGTATTTTCTAATATAGGACTTACTCCATACTCATACACAGTAACTATGAATAACTTTGGATCTCCAAGATCAACAGTTCATAGTTATACTGATGGAATTGTATATCACAACATTGCAGGCACTCAGTATCAAAGAATCTTTGCTAATGGTAATACTATTATTGGACAAGGTCTTGCTGATACAGGATATAAACTTTATGTTGAAGGAGAAGTATTCATAAACTCAGTAATAAATGCAGCTACTGATCCAAACAAATATATGGTTTGGGATACAGGTGCTGTTAAATATGTTACTGCTAGTCAGATGATTACTACTCTAGGTGCAGTACCGTATACAGGTGCTACTGCAAATGTTAACCTAGGGGAGTTTGGACTTACTACAGGATACTTAGGATTTGATCTTACTCCTACCAATACACCTGTTACTCAGGGCACAATGTATTGGGATGATAGTGAGTTGACTGTAGCCTTAAATATGGGTACGGTTATACAACACATTGGTGAGGATGTATATTACAATGTAAAGAATAGTTCAGGTTCAACTATACCAAAAGGAACTGCTGTTAGATTTGCAGGTACTGATGGAAATAGTGGACATATATTAATTGCTCCTTTCTTAGCAGATGGTACTTATCCATCTACTTATTTTATGGGAGTAACTGCTGCTGCTATATCCAATGGTAGCTTTGGAAAGGTAGTTCAGTTTGGTAAGTTAGAAGGAGTAAATACAAATAGTTTTACTAGTGGAGCTATTTTATATGCATCTACAACTGTAGCAGGAGGATTTCAAACTACTGTTCCTGTAGCTCCTAATAACATTGTTCAGGTAGCCGCTGTATTATCTTCTGCAAATAATGGGAAGATTATGGTTAGACCTACTTTAGGTTCTAACATAACACAAGATGAAGGGGTTGTTATTACATCTCCTGTATTGAATCAAGGATTGTTTTATGATTCAGGTCTATGGGTAAATAAGACTATAGCATCTGCACTAGGATATACTCCTGCAAATCAAGCTAGAACACTTAGTGTAAATGGTACTACTTATGATCTGAGTGCAAATAGGACTTGGAATGTTGGTACTGTTACTTCTGTAAACATGAGTGTTCCTACAGGATTTTCAATAGGAGGAAATCCGGTTACATCTAGTGGAACTCTTGCTTTATCTTTTTCATCAGGATATAGTTTGCCTACAGATGCTAGTCAATCTAATTGGGATGTTGCTTATAACAACAGAATTACATCACTTAATACTACTCCATCAAGTGGTGCTGCTACTTTAATTGGAAATGTTCTTACTATTCCTGTATATCAAGAGCAGGGCAACTATATTACAGCACTTACAGGTGAGGCTACTGCTAGTGGTCCGGGATCTGCAAGTGTCACATTAGTAAACTCAGCTGTTACCGGTAAGATCCTTACAGGTCTATCTGTGTCAGGAACAACAATATCATCTACTGACAGTATACTTTCTGCATTCGGTAAACTACAAGGTCAAATAAATAATCTTATCGGTGGGCTTAAATATGAAGGGACTTGGAATGCATCTACAAATACTCCAACGATTACATCAGGAGTAGGTACAGATGGAACATTCTATATTGTCAGTGTTGCAGGAACTACTAATATTGATGGAATTACTGATTGGCAAGTAGGTGATTGGATTGTATTTCATGGTACTGCATGGCAGAAGGTTGATAACACTGAATCTGTTGTATCTGTAAATGGATTGACAGGAGCTGTAAATCTTACTACTTCAAATATTTCTGAGGGTACTAATTTATACTTTACAAATAGTAGAGCTAGACAAGCAATAAGTTTAACTACTACAGGATCAAGTGGGTCTTCTACATATGACAATGGTACAGGTGTATTGAATGTACCTCAGTATACATTAAGTGGATTGGGAGGAGTTCCTACTACAAGAACATTGACTATTAATGGTACTAGCTATGACTTGAGTGCTGATAGATCTTGGACAATTGTAGCAGGTATAACAGGCAGTGGTACTACAAACTATATTAGTAAATTTAGTGCTAGTGATACAATTGCAAACAGTTTATTATTTGACAATGGATCAGGAGTAGGCTTAGGAACAGCAAGTATTAATACTTCAGCATTGTTTCAGATGGATAGTACTACAAAAGGATTTTTACCTCCACGAATGACAGCTGCTCAGAGAGGATCTATTAGTTCTCCTGCTGAAGGATTAATAGTTTATCAGACAGATTCGGTAATAGGTTTGTATATTTACAGCAACTCCACGTGGAGATCATTAACAATGGTATAAGATATGTCGAATTTAGCAACTATAGTAAACAACATATTAGCTGACAGTGGGATTGATGACATCAGTGTTGTCATTGGATCAGGCACTTCAGGTTATATACCTGTGTTTACATCTACCGGTAGAACTATTGGAAATAGTATTCTAAATCAAAGTGGAGGTAACTTATTAATTGGAGGGAACATTGCTCTTCATGCAGGAAACTTTAATTCATATGCTCCTACGCTAACAGGTGTAGGTGCTAGTGGTACTTGGGGTATTAGCATTACAGGTAATGCAGATACAGTTGATGGTTACCACATGAATCAAAATTTATTGACTAGTTCAAGTCCTACATTTGCAGGACTTACTTCTAATGGGTCAATATTTGTAAATGGGGTTGGTGTATTTACTTCATCTAGTGATCATCAGATTTCTTTAAGAAGTCCGGATGCATGGACAGGGATTGAATTCGATGATTCTCAAAGTGGATTTGACTATATATGGTTCAATGGCATTTATCAAACCTTTGCTATTGGTGGAGGAGGAGCTAGTGTATTAGGGAAGAAACTTCACATTGATGGAGGGACAACTATTGGATCTAATTATGATTCTACATCTGCTCCTAGTAATGGATTAAATGTTGAAGGAGCTATACAACAAGCAGGTAACCAAGTTCTTCATGCAGGAAATTTCAACTCTTATGCACCTACCTTAACAGGTGGAGGAGCAAGTGGTACATGGGGTATTAGTATTACAGGTAATGCAAATACAGCAACTAACTTAAGTAATAGTTGGACTAATTGGAATTCAGTAGGAGGTATTGGTAGCGTTGTAGGAATGTTAGCATGGAAAAACTATGGTAATAATCATGTTATTTTTGATGCTTCTAACTCTACTTCACCAAGTGGTAGCGGTGTTAATAGTTCAAATCCTGATGTTACATGGTCAGCAAGTTATCCAACTTTAATGGGATGGAATGGATCATCTACATACGGAGTTCGTGTTGATAGTGCAAGATATTCAGATTTTGTTGGTGGATTTAGTGCAGCTACTTTTTATAGAAGTCTTGGGTTTGGTTCAGGTTATCCAAGTTGGAATTTGAATACAGTAGATCCTGATAGATCAGGATTTACTTATGGTAATGGAGGGCCTTATACAGGTCCATTTATACATATAGGTGCTAGTGGATATGGATTACAGTTTAATGCTCCTTATGGTGGGGATGGTTATGGGTTAGCATTTAGAACTAGAAATGGAGATACAGGAAGTTGGAACTCTTGGAGATATCCTGCTGTATACGGTGTAAATATTAATGGTGGAGGAGCTTTATATGCTACAATTTATTATGATCAAAATGATACAGGATACTATGTTGATCCTGCATCAGGATCTAGAATGAATTCTATAACCTATGACAATCTTTATTTTTCAGCAGATTCTACTTATGGGTTCTTAGGAAGAAACGTATACGCTGATACAGTAAATGGTAGAGGTTCGGATCCATTAGAACTTAACTATTACGATGGTGGAGAGGTACACATTGGATCAGGTGGCTCAAAAGTTCTTAGATCGGGAACATTTTATTCTCCAATATTTTATGATTCTCAAGATACTTATTATTATTTAGATCCTAACTCAACATCTAGAGTCAATGTGTTAGGAAGCTTTAGTCTTAGAAATAATTACACTGTAGATGTAGATCATACGTATGGTATTTATTTTGATTCAGGAGGATCTAATGGTTATGCAATATATCGTGAAAGCGGTTCTTGGGCTTTTCCTTATCCTGATTTAAGAATTTCATTCCATACAGGAATTAAACTTGGAGCTAATGCTTCTTATAACGGTATAAGATTTTATACAGATACTGACATGGGCACACAAGTTATGTCAGTTAATAATGCATCTGATGGAGTTGGGGGAGGTAATGTTTATGTAAATAATACTCTTGTTGCAGGTGACTCTTTAAGAGCTACTATTTTCTACGATTCTAATAATACAGGGTATTATGTAGATCCAAGCTCTACATCAAATGATGCTCTTAGGATACAAGGAGGTGCTTTATTTGGGCCTAATCCTACATGGGGACAATATCTTGCAGTTGGTACAAATGGTCGTTGGTCCGGTTCTTATGCATCTGTTGCTACCACAGATGGAAATTTGCACTTAGATGCTAAAGATGGAAGTAATATTTATTTAGCTTGGTATAATGGATCTGATGTAATTGTTGGTGGAGGTATTCAATCTACTATTTATTACGATAGAAATGATACAGGATTTTATGTTAATCCTAATAGTGCTTCAAGATTAAATATCATATACCCAAACACTAGTTATTTTGGAGTTGATGGTAATAAGGGATATGGTCAAGGGTTTGGAACATACTCATCGTCTCTACATAAGATAGCATACATGTCTTTTGATTGGGATTCTAATTACGATACTTATTCAAATCATGGAATCGCTTCCACTAGTCGTTTTGGAGGTTTTTCAGATAGTATGAGTATTAACTCATATAATGATATTAATTTAAGAATTGATACTAATGACAATGATTCATCTTCGTATGTAAGATTTCACCATCACACTACAGGAGAAAATACATTTGCATACATAGGATACAACCATTGTATTAGTGAATTCCAAATGTTCCTTGCAGGCATGTATTGCACTAGCAGTTATTCAGGATATTGCTACAATGATGGATATTATAATGGTGGATATAGTTCATCTGCTTACATGAGAAGTTCTGATTTTTGTCAAATATTTAATACAGGATTCTGTGGATTATATGTAGTTAATTATGGACCATCAATAGATTTTGGTACATATAGTTTGATTCAGAGACCTTCTACAGGAGAATGCTTCTATTATGATGGTGGAAGTGGAACTCTTTATATAGGTGGTAATATATGTCAAAACTATTATTCTGATTGTAAATACAAGGAAAACATTACAGAGATTGATTCAGCTCTTGATAAGATTGAAGCAATGCGTGGGGTTGAGTTTGATTGGAATGAATTAGGTGAAGAAGAAGCATTTAGAAAAGGACATGAGGTTGGAGTGATAGCACAAGAAGTTCAGGCTGTATATCCTCAAGCTGTCAGAGAAGTTTATAAAGAAAGAGAAGACCATGTAGCAACTGCTCTTGTTGTTGATTATGAAAAGTTCACACCTCTTCTTATTCAATCAATAAAAGAACTTAAGGTAAAAGTTGACAACATAAAATCTAGATTAGATGCAGGCGGTTTATAATTGGAAATTAGGAAGAATAGAAGCTAAGAAAAGCTTTAGAGATAAGTTTGGTAACGTAAGAGAAAACGTAATCAAATCAGTAGAACTAATTCTTGTAGGCGAGAAAGGTGATGATAGAAAAGAATATACTACTAATGTTTATTTTAACTTGATTGATCTATCTAATTTTAAAGATGCATCAACACTTTCAAAAGAGGAAGTACTTCAATGGGCACTTGAAAAAATTGATCCTAAAGAGAAACAGTATATTGAAAGAATTGTTAAATTACAGCTCAATGAAGAAGAGTCAAAGACTCTAACAATAGAACTATAATTTAATAAAATGAACATTCTGCTTGATATCAATGGAGGGCTTGGCAAGAACATAGCCTCAACAGCATTTTGTGCAAGGATAAAAAAGAAATATCCTGAAAGTAAACTGATAGTATTTACATTTTGGAAAGATGCTTTTCTAAATAATCCTAATGTAGATGTATGTCTTGAAAAAGGAGAGGACAATGACTTCTATGAAAAGTACGTTGAAGGACAAGAGATTTTATTTTTAGTAACTGATCCGTATTTAATGAATGCCCATATGAATAAAAAGGAGCATTTAATACAGACATGGTTTTCAATGATTGGAGAGGAATACAATGATGAACTTCCTGAACTTTATTTTACCAAACAAGAGAAGCAATACTACAATCAGTTTTTTAAGTTTCCAAAAGATGTATTTATAATTCAGGCTAATGGTGGAGGGAAACCTCAGCAGGGAATGGATTCATATAATTGGGCTAGAGATATTCCACCTAATTTGGTCCAAAAAATTATTGATAAGTATAGTGAAGATTATTCTGTTGGAGTAATAAGACAAGGACATCAAATAAAGTATAACAATTGTCTAGATTTCAGAGACAAATGGAGAATGCTTGCAATAGGAATGAAGTCTTCAAATAAGAGACTATTTATAGATAGTTCTTTTCAGCATGTTGCAGCAGCATTAAATTTACCATCTACAGTTCTTTGGAGCGTAACTGATCCTAAAGTATTTGGGTACAAAATACATGATAACATATTAGCAAATCCTCATACTAAATATCAAAAACCTACAGATATTGCAAATAAGTTTAGGTTTGTTGAACCTTTGCAAAATATGCCATATGAAAGTTTTAGCGAAGTTTTCAACTTTGATTCTATAATCAAATCTATTAATAGACAATGATAGTTGAAGTATCAGTTGGTGAATTGCTAGATAAGTGGACGATACTTAAGATTAAGTCTGAGATGATTTCAGATTGTGGTAAACTTATGAATGTAAAAAAAGAAAGAGATTATCTTTATAAGCAAATCTTAACTATCGATGGGTTGATCAATGATGATCTTTGTGAGTATTTGCTAGATACTAATTATAGTCTTTGGGAAGTTGAAGATAGCTTGAGGAGTTTAGAGTCTAAGAAAAAGTTTGATGAATCATTTATATCTTTGGCTAGAAGTGTTTACAAGCTAAATGATTTAAGAGCAGAGATTAAAAGAAAAATTAATTTAAAATATAAGTCTAACTTTGTAGAAGAAAAATCATACATCTAAAAATAAAAAAAAATGGTTTACACTTGGAAAGTAACAGGCATGAAGGGAATAGATTTGCCTAATGAGCCAAATACAATTATACAGACTTATTGGACAAAAACCGGAACTGATGATCAAGGTAATGAAGGAATATTTACAGGAGCAACTCCTTTTAATCCTGCTGACATTGATCCTGCTAATTTTATTCCTTACGATCAACTAACAGAAGAGATTGTACTTGGATGGATTCAAGCTGTTGTTGTTGGATCTTATGCAGAACACGTTGATGCTCAGATTCAAAAACAGATTGATTCTAAAAAAGTTAAAGATGAGCCACTTCCTTGGGCACCTCCTACTCCTCCTCCTACACCTATTGTAACCGCAGAATAATATGTCAACTATCAACTCATACGCTACAGATACTAATGTATCTTATAACGATAAGCTTATTGGGACTGATGCTGAAGACAGCAACAAGACTAAGAACTTTACCATTGGAAGCATTTTATCTATGCCACTTCCAAATGTACCTGTATACCCTAACAATGCAGCAGCCATTGCAGCAGGACTAACTGTTGGACGAGTTTATAGAATTACAGGAAGTACAGGACAACTAGCGGTTGTATTTTAAATACATTCCGAAATAAAATTTAATCTAATGGACATAAGAAAAATATCAGTAGGACCTGATTATAAAGGTAGCTCAATGCATTACATTGTAGGACAAAAAGTTCTTGGTGATACATATGAAATAGAGGCTATCCTTTTTAATGTTGACTTAGGATCAATACGTGTTTATATTAGAAACGAAAAGAATGAGACTGTAATGTGGAAAGAATTCAACCACAATATGCCTATTTCAATTGAATACAATATAAACTACTAATGAAATCCCCATTCGATTTTATCGTTAGACCAATAAATGGTGAGCGATACAATAACACCAAGGAAAGTGGTGGCGTTGAAATAATTGTCAATACATCAGAAGAAGACCATAGGTTCTCCAATAGATATGCTGAGGTTATTGAGGTCCCCTATGGATATGATGGTCCTATACAAGCAGGTGATATCTTATTGGTTCACCATAATGTGTTTAAGTTCTATAATGACATTAGAGGAAGACGTAAGAGTGGGCGTGCATTTTTTAGAGACGATCAGTTTTTTATAGAGCCTGATCAGTTTTTTATGTACAAGCGTAATGGAGAATGGCATACTTACAATCGATTTTGTTTTGTAAAGCCTATACCGGCAATTGAGAGTTACATCATGAAGCCATTTACTCATGAGCCTCTTATGGGGGAGATGGTGTATCCAAATGAATACTTAATTTCACAGGGTATAAAGTCAGGAGATATTGTTTGTTTCAAGCCTGACAGTGAGTATGAGTTTGATGTTGATGGAGAAAAACTTTATAGGATGTTTGACCATCAAATAACTATGGTGCTATGAGAGATCCTAAGGAAATAAAACTTAAGATAATTGAAGCAGGTCATCAGGCTGTAGAGCAGTTAATTAAGGTTGCTAAGGAAGCAATTATAAAGCACGAGGATGATGATGAGTTGTCTGCTGACAGATTAAAGAATGCTGCAGCTACAAAGAAGTTAGCCATCTTTGATGCGTTTGAGATTCTAAATAGAATAGAGTCTGAACGTGAAGCTCTTGAGATGTTGGATAAAGGAGTGAACAGAACAGAAACCAAACAAGGATTTGCAGAGCGAAGGTCTATATCGAATCGTTAAGGACTATGTTCCTCAAAACGCTATCAGTAAAAAGAATGGCGGTAGATCATGGTTATATGGCTATAATGAGCAATATGACATGGTCGTTATATCTAGGACCGGTGAGATAGGTGATATCATAAATATCTCAGGACTTTATATTGCGTTACCTAAAGCACCTAAAGAGGTATATAAAAGATCAGATAAGACTTCAGAACAATATTGGGAAAGACATGACTTACCTAAAGAGCTGTCAAAGATACAGTCAATCTTCCATTGGAACGAGATGCCTGCTGAGTTTAAGGACAGGTGGGTAGACTATATTGAGACAGAGTTTGATAGACGTGAGGATGGGATGTGGTTCATGAACAATGGAGAACCAACATACATTACAGGATCTCATTACATGTATCTTCAATGGTCAAGCATTGACGTAGGATATGCAGACTACCGTGAAGCAAACAGAATATTCTTTATATTTTGGGAAGCATGTAGAGCTGATAGTAGATCCTTTGGTATGATATACCTAAAGATTAGACGTTCAGGATTCTCATTCATGTCATCGTCTGAATGCGTTAACATAGCCACTCTTGCTCGTGATTCTCGTGTTGGCATCTTATCAAAGACAGGTGCTGATGCTAAGAAGATGTTTACTGATAAAGTGGTACCAATAAATAGTAGACTACCATTCTTCTTTAGACCTATTATGGATGGTATGGATAAGCCAAAGACTGAGCTTGCGTACCGGGTACCTGCATCAAAGATTACAAAGAAGAACATGGCAACAGCTTCTGATAATGAAGTAATTGGTCTTGATACTACTATAGATTGGAAGAACACTGAAGAAAACTCTTATGATGGTGAGAAGCTATTGTTCTTAGCACATGACGAATCTGCAAAGTGGGTAAAGCCAAATAACATTCTTAACAATTGGAGGGTAACCAAAACCTGTCTTAGAGTTGGTAGCAAGATCATTGGCAAATGCATGATGGGATCTACCTCTAATGCTCTAAGCAAAGGTGGTGATAACTATAAGAAACTATATGAAGACTCAAATGTACTTCAAAGAAATGCTAATGGTCAAACTAAGAGCGGTCTATACTCACTGTTTATTCCAATGGAATGGAACATGGAAGGATTCATTGATAGGTATGGTATGCCTGTATTTAGAAAACCTTCTACTCCTATCATTGGTGTTGACAACCAAATGATAAAAAACGGTGCTATTGATTATTGGGAAGCTGAGGTTGACTCATTGAAGAATGATGCCGATGCACTCAATGAGTTTTATAGACAGTTCCCTAGAACAGAGAGTCATGCTTTCCGTGATGAGAGCAAGTCATCTATATTTAACTTGACAAAGATCTATCAGCAAATAGACTATAATGATTCAAACATAGAAGGTCAACTAATAACACGTGGATCCTTTCATTGGAGAGATGGTGAGAAGGATGGTAAAGTTATATGGACACCTGATCAACGTGGTAGGTTTTTGATAAGTTGGTTTCCCCCACCACATATGCAGAACAATGTATCTACAAGGAATGGTGTGAAGTATCCGGGGAATGAACACCTAGGGTCATTCGGATGTGACCCTTATGATATATCAGCAGTTGTAGGTGGACGTGGATCTAATGGTTCGTTACATGGTATGACTAAGTACCACATGGATGATGCTCCTGTAAATCAATTCTTCTTAGAGTATATTGCTAGACCACAAACAGCTGAGATATTCTTTGAGGATGTATTGATGGCATGTGTATTTTATGGAATGCCAATGCTTGCAGAGAATAATAAAGCTCGTATATTATATCACTTTAAGAATAGAGGGTATAGAGCATTCTCATTGAATAGACCGGATAGAGTATTGAATAAGCTTAGTAAGACAGAACGTGAGCTTGGAGGTATACCAAACTCTTCAGAAGAAGTTAAGCAGGCACATGCATCAGCTATTGAAACTTATATTGAAAAGTTTGTTGGGATTGATTCTACAGGATCATATAGACCTACAGATGAAATAGGTAATATGCCATTCACTAGAACATTAGAAGATTGGGCTAAATTTGATATTAATGATAGAACTAAACACGATGCTTCAATTAGTTCAGGATTAGCTATAATGGCAAATCAAAAGCACGTATATTTACCTGATAAAAAAGAGTCAAAAATTAGTGTTAGTTTTGCAAGGTACACTAATAGTGGAACAAGAAGTGAGCTTATTAGATGAAAGATGTCGTAGTTAACATATCCGCAACAGGATTCCCAAGCCAATTTGTAACTGATGCAGAAAAAGCATCTGATGAATTTGGTCTACAGGTTGGTCAAGCAATTCAGTATGAATGGTTTAGAAAGGACGGCAATCAATGTCGTTACTATAACCAATGGAGAGACTTTAATCGTCTTCGCCTTTATGCTCGTGGAGAACAATCTGTTCAGAAATATAAGAATGAGTTAGCTATTGATGGTGACTTGTCTTATCTAAATCTTGATTGGACTCCTGTACCTATTCTCCCAAAGTTTGTAGACATTGTCGTTAATGGCATGAATGACAGACTATTTAAGGTTAAGGCATATGCACAAGATGCAATGTCTCAGGCTAAGAGAAGTAAATATCAGGACATGATTGAAGGGCAGATGGCTGCCAAAGATGTATTAACTATTATACAAAATGAAACAGGCATTAATCCATTTATTATGGAGCCTGATGAATTGCCAAACACTGATGAAGAACTGTCTCTATACATGCAGCTTAATTATAAGCCTGCAATTGAGATAGCTGAAGAAGAAGCAATCAATACAATTTTTGATGAGAACCATTACCAAGATACACGTAAGCGTATTGACTATGACTTGACTGTAATTGGTATTGGTGTAGCAAAGCATGAGTTTTTACCCGGTGCAGGAGTACAGGTATCTTATGTAGATCCTGCAAACATAGTATATAGCTATACTGAAGATCCTTATTTTCAAGATGTATTCTATTGGGGAGAAATAAAGACTCTTCCTATTACTGAGCTTTTAAAGATTGATCCTACTCTTACTCGTGAGCAGATGCAAGAGATCTCTATGTATTCTCAGAGTTGGTATGACTATTATAATGTAGCTCAGTTTTATGAGAACAGTTTGTTCTATAGAGATACATGTACTTTGCTATACTTCAATTATAAGACTACAAAGAAGATAGTATATAAGAAGAAGATTCTTGAAGGTGGATCCTCAAGAATGATTGAGAAGGATGATACATTTAATCCTCCTGTTGAAATGATGGAGGAAGGTCGATTCGAGAAAGTTGAAAAGACTATTGATGTATGGTATGATGGAGTAATGGTTATGGGCACTAACATCTTGCTTAAGTGGGAGATGGCAGAGAACATGGTTAGACCAAAGTCAGCATCGCAACATGCATTACCAAACTATGTAGCAGTAGCACCACGTATGTATAAGGGTGTGATTGAGTCATTGGTTAGAAGGATGATTCCTTTTGCTGACTTGATTCAACTTACTCATTTGAAGCTACAGCAAGTTATTGCTAGAACTGTACCTGATGGTGTATTCATTGATGCAGATGGATTGAATGAGGTTGACTTGGGAACAGGTGCAAATTATAATCCTGAGGATGCACTAAGACTATACTTCCAAACAGGTAGTGTTATTGGTCGAAGCTATACTCAAGAAGGTGATTTTAATAATGCTAGAATTCCTATTCAACAGCTTACATCAAACTCAGGTGCATCTAAAACACAGATGCTATTAGCAAACTACAACCATTATCTTGATATGATTCGATCTGTAACCGGATTGAATGAAGTTAGAGATGGGTCTACTCCTGATCCAAATGCATTAGTTGGAGTTCAGAAGCTTGCTGCATTAAGTTCTAACACTGCTACAAGACATATATTAGAAGGAGGTCTATTTATATATAGATCTCTATCTGAAGCACTAACATATCGTGTTGCTGATATTTTAGAATACGCAGACTTTAAAGATGATTTTGCCAATAAGATTGGTAAGTACAATGTATCTATACTTAATGAGATTAAGGATCTTTACATTTATGACTTTGGTATCTTTATTGAGATTTCTCCTGATGAAGAACAAAGAGCACAACTCGAAGCCAATATTCAAATTGCTCTTGCTAAAGGAGACATTAATCTTGAAGATGCAATTGACATCAGAGAAATTAAAAATCTTAAGCTTGCCAATCAATTATTGAAAGTCAAGAGAGTTAAGAAGCAAGATAGAGAAGAGAAGATGGCTATGCAAAAGCAGGCCATGATTGCTCAACAACAAATTGAATCTCAACAAATGGCTTCAGAAGCTGCAGTTCAACAGATACAACTTGAGTCTCAATCTAAGATTCAAATGAAGCAAGCAGAAGTAGCATTTGAAATTGAAAAATTAAAAGCCGAAGCTGAGTTAAAGAGAATGCTTATGGCTGAAGAATTTAGATATCAAATGCAAGTTGCCGGTGTTAAAGAAACTGCACTTGTTGATAGAGATATGATGAAAGAAAAATCTAAGGCTAAACGTATTAGTCAACAAAATACGGAGCAGTCTAAATTGATTAATCAAAGAAAGAATAATCTGCCACCATTGAACTTTGAATCCAACGAAGATACTCTAGATGGATTTGATATGGCAGAGTTCGAACCGAGATAAAAAAAAATATATAAATTTGTAAATATAAAATCTAATTAAATGGAAATTAAAGTAAGATCACTAGATGGTATTGAGCCAAAGAGCATGCAAGAAGTAGAAAAAGAACTTCTTGAAAAACATGAAAAAGAAATTAATGGCGAAATAGAAAGTGGAGTTGTTATTGATACAACTAATATTGATAATAATATTCAAGATACTCCTGCAGAAGAGCAGGAACTATCAGAGGAAAAAGTTCTTTCTTATATTGGTAAAAGGTATAATAAGCAGATCAATTCATTTGATGAGTTGATGGATCAAAGAGAAAGTAATGAAGAATTACCTGAAGATGTTGCTGCTTATTTAAAATATAAGAAGGATACAGGACGTGGATTTGATGACTTTCTAAATCTTAGAAAGGATTACGATGCTATGGACCCTGATAAACTTCTTAGAGAGTACCTTTTAGATACGCAAAAGAATCTTGATGATGAAGATATTGATGTCTTAATGGAGGAATATACCTACGATGAGGATCTCGATGAAGAGTCAAAGATTAAGCGTACAAAGATTGCAAGAAAAAAGGCTATTGCGGAAGCGAAGAATTACTTTAATTCTCAGAAGGAAAAATATAAACTACCACTTGAGTCAAGTGGATCAGGGTTATCCGAAAATGAGAAAGCTGAGTATGAGGCGTACCGACAATATATAAAGGAAGCTAAGACTTCACAGGAGGAGAACGATCGAAAGAGTAAATGGTTTGAACAAAAAACGGACGATGTCTTTAGTAAAGACTTTAAGGGGTTTGAGTTTGACATTGACGAAAAGAAAGTTGTATTCACTCCTGCTTCTGCAGCTGAACTAAAAAAGATTCAATCAACACCAATGAACTTTATCAATAAGTTTTTGGATGATCAGGGTCTAATGAGTGATGCAGTAGGATACCATAAGTCATTAGCGATTGCAATGAACCCTGACAAATTTGCTAAGTTCTTTTATGAACAAGGTAAATCTGATGCCACTGACAGTGAATTACGTAAGATTAAAAACATAAACATGTCTGAGCGTAGAGCACCTGAAGTTACTAACAAGGGAGGATTACAGGTAAAGTCGGTGACACCTGACTCAGGAAAGAGTTTAAAGATCCGAAGCATTAAAAAAATATAAAAACTAACTAAAAAAAACAATGGCAATTTTGAACAACCCCGGTTATCAGCTTCAGCCAAGTGCTGAGCAGGTACCATTATCAACTAACTACATTACCAACTTCAACTTCTTGAATCAGTATCTACCTGATACTTATGAGAAAGAATTTGAGCGTTATGGTAATCGTACTGTAGCATCTTTTCTTCGTATGGTAGGTGCTGAAATGCCGTCCAACTCTGATATGATCAAGTGGGCCGAGCAAGGTCGTTTGCATACTAAGTATGTGAACTGCGATTCTTCTGCTGCTGCAGGAGCAGACACTGCTATTATCACTGTTAACGATTCTAACGTAAGTGGTATTGCTATTCGTGTTGGACAAACTGTATTCATTTCTGACAATGCTACAGGTCTTTCTAACAAGGGTATTGTTACTGCTGTTAACACTACTGCATCTACATTTGACGTAGCTTACTATGAAGGACCCGGACAGACTTTCTCAGGAACTGCTGTTCTTTCTGTATGGATCTATGGTTCTGAATTTAAGAAAGGTACTGCCGGAATGATCGGTTCTTTGGAAGCTGAAGATGAGATCTTCGACAACTCTCCAATCATCATCAAAGACAAGTATGCTGTAAGTGGTTCTGACATGGCTCAGATTGGATGGGTAGAAGTAACTACCGAGAATGGTGCAACCGGATACCTTTGGTATTTGAAATCTGAGCACGAGACTCGTCTACGTTTCGAAGACTATCTTGAGACCGCAATGATTGAAGCAGTTCCTGCTGAATCAGGTTCAGGTGTAGCTACTCAAACTGCTAACTCTCAAGTTGGTAACAAAGGATCTGAAGGTGTATTCTATGTTGTTAACAACAGAGGTAACGTATGGGGTGGTGGTATCCCAACTACTCTTTCTGACTTTGATAGCATCATCTCTCGTCTTGATAAGCAGGGATCTATCGAAGAGAACGTAATCTTCGTTAACAGAGCATTCAGCTTTGACATCGATGATATGTTGGCAGCTCAGAACAGCTACGGTGCAGGTGGTACTTCTTATGGTCTATTTGACAATGATAAGGACATGGCCTTGAATCTTGGATTCACCGGATTCCGTAGAGGTTATGACTTCTATAAGTCTGATTGGAAATACTTGAACGATCCTACTATGCGTGGTGGATTGCCAACAGGTGCACAAGCAGCCGGTACTGTAACAGGTCTATTGGTTCCTGCAGGTTCTACTACTGTATATGATCAGATCCTTGGTAAGAACGCTAAGAGACCATTCTTGCACGTTCGTTACAGAGCTTCTGAGACTGAAGACAGACGTTACAAGACTTGGATCACAGGTTCTGCCGGTGGTGCACAGACTAGCGATCTCGATGCAATGGAGGTCAACTTCTTGTCTGAGCGTTGTGTATGTACCTTGGGTGCTAACAACTTCGTATTGTTCCGTTACGGATCATAATTTAAAAAAAAAATGGAGGGGCCTATTGGCTCCTCCTTTAACCTTTAAACAAAAAAGACAATGGCAATTGGATTAGGTCCCGGTAAAGGGAAAAAGAAACAAGCTTCTAAGCCTTTAAAAGCTTATAGTAAAGATGGGCAAATGGTTGCTGCTCAGGGTTATGCAATGGGAACTATCCCAAAGAAAGATGGTAAGACTCATAAAATGCTTCAGTCAAAGTATGGAACTTCAATGGTTCCAAGTGGAATTATCGGTCCAAAACCATTAGGCCCCGGAGGAAAAGCTGCTGCTGCTCCTGCTAAGAAAGGTCCTAGTGTAGCGAAAAAGGTAGTTAAAAAAGTAGGACAGGCTGTTACTGACGTTAAAAATGCTGTAGATTTAGCTAAACGTAAAAGAATCGCTACTTCTGCTTATAGAGGAGGAAGAGGATTAGGCATTGGTAGAGCTTTGCAAAGAGTAGGCGAAACTTGTGCTGCTTATGCAGGATATCCTGCGAGAAGACGTAGATAAAATAAGTTACTGAGGGGATCAGTTTAGATCCCCTCTATTTTAAATCTTTAAATTAAATTATATCAAATGAAAAACAAGTTAATCCCAACAGACAAAATCTATAAGCTTAAAGGTAACTCAGCTCCTTTATCTTATACTATCCCATCACGTAATACCAAGAGATATCCATTGCTTTGGTTTGATGAGGTCAACAATGTTAATCGTGTACTGAGATATGCCATCAATCAAAAGTCACCTTTTGAGGATGAACAAGATGGTAATGCAATTGTAGAGCCAATCGTATTTGAGAATGGGTTCTTATCAGTACCAAAAAATAATCCTGTATTACAACAATTCCTACATTATCACCCTCTCAATGGGAGAACTTTTATTGAGGTTGATTTTGAGAAAGATGCTGCTGAAGAAGTTGAGATTCTTAATGATGAAGTAGATGCATTAATTCAGGCTAGACAATTAAGTATTGAACAACTTGAAACTGCTACAAGAGTTTTATTTGGAAAAGATCCATCTAAATCTACAACAGCAGAACTAAAGAGAGATGTTCTAATATATGCTAAGAGAGATCCACATGGATTTTTGAATATGCTAAATGATCCTATGTTGAAGTTACAGTCAGATGTGCATGTATTCTTCGAGAATAAACTATTGGCATTTAGAAATGGACAGAAGGAAGTTTGGTTTAATACGTCTTCTAATAAGAAAAAGATGTTATCAGTACCTTACGGAGAAGATCCATATTTCTGTGTGGCTGAATATTTAAAAACAGATGAAGGCATTACTGCTTTAAAAATGTTAGAAAATAATTTAGATTTGTAATGTTATTTTTCATGGTTTAATAAATCAAAAATGGGGGTGTAATAACACCCTCTTTTTTTTGTTTATATTTGTAAAAAGAGAACGATGATAAACTCAGTAAGAAACACCGTATTGGCAATTCTGAACAAGAATAATTACGGATATATTTCTCCTTCTGACTTTAACCTGTTTGCCAAGCAGGCTCAGTTAGAAATATTTGAGGAGTACTTTTCTGATTACAATAAGATTTTAAATCTAGAGAATAGCAGGGTATCGGGTACTGACTATGCTGATCAAAAGAAAGCTTTAGAGGAAGCAATTGAAACATTTGCAACTACATCCACTCTTGCTCAGGTAGCATCAGCATCAAATAGATATTATCTTCCTTCCGTAACTACTACAGGATTTGATTACTTTATGCTTAATAAGGTATTGTGCTATGATGCATCAGTATCTCCTAGAGTATATAAGGGTGAAGCTGAGAAGGTTACACATGGTAAGATTACTATGCTAGTAAATTCTAACCTAACTGCTCCTACTGAAAACTATCCTGCATATACTCAATCAGGAAGTATACTTACTGTTTATCCTTCGACTATTAATTTAGCAAATGAGGTAGAGGCTGTATACTTTAGATACCCTAAGGATCCAAAGTGGACATACATTACTGTTGGTAATGGTAGTCCGGTATTTGATCAGTCTCAATCTGACTATCAAGATTTTGAGTTACCAATAGAAGATGAGATCAAATTAGTCAGTAAGATCCTTCAATATGCAGGAATGTCCATACGTGAAATTGAAGCTGTTCAATTTGCAAATCTTGAAGAACAAAAACAATCTGTATAATCATGACTTATATATCACAGTTACAGTATTATGAAAATGGAGGTCAAACTCCTAGAGATGCCAATTGGGGGTCTTACCAATATGTAAGTCTATACGACATAGTTAATAATTTTTTGTTGATGTATTCAGGTAACCATTCCTTGGTTAACAATGAGGAAAGGTATAAGGTATTGTTCCATGCTAAGAGAGCTATACAGGAACTGAACTACGATGCATTCAAAGAGTTAAAGGTTCTAGAACTAACTGTAGATGATACACTTAGATATGTTCTCCCTTCTGATTATGTCAATTGGGTTAGAGTAAACCTATACAAGGATGGATACCTAAGACCTTTAACTGAGAACATTCAAGTTCTTTCTGCTAAGGCATACTTGCAGGACCAAACCGGTAAGATTTTATTTGATGCTCAAGGAAATGTCTTGTCTCCTGAATACTCTGAGATTGATCTGCAAAGACTAGAAGGTACTAAGAAAAGTATTTACTTGAATCCTCAAAGTAATTATAATGGGCAAGAAGGGTGGAACTATGATGGTCAGTGGTTTTTCGACTATAGTCTTGGAGAAAGATATGGTCTTAATACAGAGACAGCAAACTTTAATCCAACATTCAACATCGACAAAAAATCAGGGGTAATTGTTTTTAACTCAGATATGTATGGTCAATCCGTAATTCTTGAGTATATTTCTGATGGAATGGAGAACGGCAATGATGCTGCTGTCAGTGTAAATAAGCTTTTTGAAAAGTACATTTACGCTTATATTTCATATGAGATCTTAAACTCCAAGCTTGGTGTTCAAGAATATGTAGTAGTACGTGCACGTAAAGAGAAGCAGTCTCTTCTTAGAAATGCTAAAATTAGAATTAGTAACATTCATCCGGGAAGACTTTTGATGAACCTTCGTGGAATGGACAAGTGGTTGAAATAATATGACTAATATTACACGTAATTTTGTAGCAGGTAGAATGAATAAAGTCGTTGATGAACGGCTTATTCCTAATGGTGAATACATTGATGCTCTCAATATTCGCATGGGCTCTACTGAGCAATCCGAAATTGGTGTAGTTGAAAATACTAAAGGTAACGAAAGGCTTACCACATTGAAGTACATTAATGGTACTGCATTAAGTTCTTCTGCTAAATGTATAGGTGCTGTAGAGGATAGTGCTAATGAAGAGATCTATTGGTTTATTCATGACTCGAACTTTCCGGTAGGTGCTACAGGTAAGCTTGATATGATTGTATCATTCAATGTTCTTACAGGGATACTAACTTATCATTTGGTCAGCATCAATG